CATCGCATCAACCCGAGACCTCCGGAAGGAGACGGTCAAGTGACCACCGCCAACCGACCCTGCCCCAGCGTCGACATCCGCGCCTACGACCGATGGGTACGCCGGCAGAAGGGCTACGGCCGCTGGCAGCCCTTCGTCGACGCCCAGCCCGCACGCGACCACGTCCAGCAGGTCATGGCCACCACCGGCATCGGCTGGCGCCGCTACGCCGACCAGGCCGGCGTACCCCGCGCCACCCTCACCTACCTCCTGTACGGCAACAACGGCCGACGCGCCAAGCGCATCACCCCCACCACCGAGACGAAACTCCTGGCGCTCCACGCCGACAGCGCCCACACCGTCACCGTCCCAGCCATCGGCGCCCACCGGCGCATCCACGCCCTCATGGGCGAAGGCTGGCCCCAGATCCACCTCGGCCCGCACTTCGGCACCCACCCGCAGTACGTCTCCCAGATCCTGCACAACGACCGCATCACCATCGCCACCGCCGAAGCCGTCGCCACCGCCTACGAAGCACTCCACGGAGTCGACCCGCTGACGGCCGGCGCCACCGCGCACGGCGTCACCCTCGCCAAGCGTGCCGCGGCCCGCAACAACTGGCCGGACCGCACCTTCTGGGACGACATGGGCGGCATCGACGACCCCGACTTCGACCCGGCCAGCCTCACCGAACTCCCCAAGTACATGCAGCTCGGCGAGGACGCCCTGTGGCTGCGAGACCAGGGCTACACGCGGCAGCAGGTCGCCGACCGCCTCGGCGAATCCATCGACTACATCGACCACTCGATCAGGCGCTACCGCGCCGCCCTCGCCGACAACGAGCAGGTCGCCGCATGACCGCCCGCGCCAGCGTCGCCGCCCTCGAAGCGAAGTGGCGGCACCACACCGTCGACATCGACGGCGGGCATCTCGCCTGGACTGGCCCGGAAAAGATCGCGTGGCGAGGCCGCGAACTCCGCCCCGCCCACGCCGCGTACATCATCCGCACCGGCCACGAACCCGAGGGCCGGTCCCGCGCCGACTGCGGACACCGCGGATGCATCCAGCCCGCCCACGTCGAAGACGCCGCCGGCCGCGCCCGCATCCGCGAGCAGTTCCGCACGCTCACCGGCATCCGCGCCCGGGCCGCCACCTGCCGCCAAGGCCACGACCAGACCGACCACGGCCGGCTCACCCCCGGCGGCATCTCGTACTGCCAGACCTGCATCACCACCAGCCGACGCACCACCCGAGAGGAGGTGACCGCATGACCGCCACCCCGATCCCGAAGGACGACGCCGTCTGGTTCCCCGCGTAACCGACCCGCCGGCCCGGGCCGCCACACAAGCCCGGGCCGGCACACCACAACACAAAGCCCCGCGGTAGTCACCGCGGGGCCAGAAGACGAGGGAGGAGGAGACGTGTCAGCTACGACGCTTCGGTACACGGACCACGCGCTTCGCCTTGGCCGGCGCGTCATCGGAGACAGGCGGGGCCTCCTTCAGTTCGAGCTGCCTCTCCTCGCCGAGGGCTTCGAGGGCGCGCTCGTAGAAGTCCACGCCGACGAGGACGGCGACGCGTTTGCCACGGGACGTCAGCACGGTCGTCTCGTCGTAGTAGCGGGCCTTCTCGATCGCGTCGGCGAGCGCATTGCGCACGTCCGCGATCCGCTCCTCGTGCTCCTTCTTGGGCGCGGTCATGTCGGCAGTGTACCTCAGAACCATGATGTACATCAGCGCGATGACCGCTATGATGTACACGAGACGCGACGAAGGTCGCGGCGAAATGCACTTCCGCCCTGAAGCGAAATGCAATCCCGCGCCTCCGACCGATTCGCAACCTCCGAAAGAAGTTCCGATGCCCTGGGTCCGCTTGGACGATCGCTTCCCCTCGCACCGCAAGGTCGCGCTGCTGTCCGACCGCGCCTTCCGCCTGCACGTCTCGGCGCTGTGCTGGGCCTCCGAGAACCTCACCGAGGGCAAGATCCTCGACCGCGAGCTGAGCGTCATCGCTCGCGTCCGCGGGGCGAAGACGGCTGCGAAGGAACTGGAGACGGCCGGCCTGTGGGACCGAGCCGACGACGGCTGGCAGATCCACGACTACCTGGAGTACAACCCCGACCGCGCCAAGGTGCAGGCCGAGCGTGAGGCGAACGCCGCCCGGCAGCAGGCGTGGCGAGACCGCAAGCGCGCCGAGCGTGAGGCGAAGAAGGCCGCCGAAGATGCGGCCCGTAATGCCGCGCGTAACGGCGTTACGCAGACGCCTTCGGAGCCCGAAAACAGCACGACGGCGACACGAACGCGACACGACGGCGACACGAACGCGCGAGAAAACCACCTCGCAAATCAGTCATCGCCGCAGGTCAACGCGTTTCGTAACGCCGTTAATAACGGCACCCCGTCCCGACCCGTCCTTCCTTCTCCTATGGAGAAGGAAGAAGAAGAGACAGCTAGCTACGCGAGCCCGCCCACTCGGATCGGCGATCGCCCCCGCATCCCCGCCGCCTCGCAGCCCCTCGTCGACGCCCTCCACGCTGCCGGCCTCATCACCGGATGGGACCTCCACGACACCGAGTGGTTCCTCATCGAAGCCCTCATCCGCCGCTGCGGCATCCCCGCCCTCGTTGTCTCCGCCCGCGGCAGCTGGCAGGGCGCCAACAAGCAGCCCCGCACCGGCCGCTACTTCCTGCCCGCCTGGCGGACCCTGCCTGACGCCCCAGCCCAGACCGAGCAGCAGCAGTACCTGCCCGCCGTGGTGGGCGACAACGTCCACCACTTCCCGAACCCCGGGCATCGGCCCTCCACCACCGACGCGCGCGTCAACCAGGCCGTCGAGACCGGCCGCCGCCTCCAAGCCCTCGCCGACGCCGCCCGAGCCCAGGAGCAGCAGTGAACGAGACCATCACCTTCGAGCAGGTCGGCATGATCCTCGGCCTCGCCGCCGCCCGCGACCAGCGCACCACCGGCGACGCCGACGCCCTCGCCTGGCACGCCGACCTCAACGCCGCCGGCATCAACTACTCAACCGCCGCCGACGCCCTCACCCGCTTCTACGTCGACCAGGCCGCGATCCCCGCGGACAAGCGGTACAGGGCCACCACCCCCGACGTCATCGCGATCTCCCGGAAGATCCGCGCCGAGCGCCTCGAAGGGTTCGTGTACGAGCCGCCCCCGGGCGACAGCGACCCGCACTACCTCGAACGGCTGAAGGAGCAGCGCGCCGCCGTCGCTGACGGGCTACGCCCCGCCGTACCCCCGCAGGCCGCCATCGAAGGCCCCCCGCCGGCGTCCCTGTCACGGATGCTGACCGGCCTCGGCCGCAGCGTGCCCGACGTCGATGACGAGATCGCAGCCGTGAAACGGCCCGGACCACTCGGTATCGAATGCCCCAAGTGCCGGGCCCCGATTGGCCGCCCCTGCCGCCTCCCCGGAGGGCGCGAGCGGCCCGCGCACCCGGCCCGCACGACGGCTGCGGGTGGCGAAGTGGTGGAGCTGGACCGAGAGCAGCAGCAGGAGATCGAACGGCGCCGCGCCATATCCCGCAGTGCAGTCGAGCCCGGCACCGTCATCGAACCGAACGACGGCTTCCAGCACGGGGAGGCGTCGTGAGCGAGCCGGAGATCACCCCCGACGACACGCACGTGATGCGGAAGCAGGGCGACTGGCGGGCGTACCTCGACAGCGAGATCGCCAAGGGCAACGCCCGCCGCGCCAAACCCGCCACCAAGCCCCAGGCGCCCGCACCGCCCGGCCACCGCCCCGGGGCATGGCCGCCAGGCACCCGGCCCCCCGACCCGCCCGACCCCATACCGGCCGCCGAGATCGAACAAGCCCTCGCTGCCTACCGGGTCAACCCCGACGAAGACCACCCCTGCCAGTGCACCGCCTGCCAACAACTCACCGGAGGAACCCGATGACCACAACCGAACGCCACCTCGCGCTCATGAGTCTGATGAACGACATCGAGGTCCCGACGAAGATCTACCGGTCCGCGCTCCGCAAGGCGTGGAGCACCGAGACCGACAGCCCCGAGAACAACGCCGCGAAGGACAAGGGCAACATCGCCCTGGAGGAGATCGAGGGCATCGTCCGCGACTGGGTCGCCAACCACCCGGACGCCCGACTGTGCGGGTTCACCCGGGCTGGCTACGACCCCTGTGCCCGGCCCGCAGGTCACGTCGAGGCGTACTGCCGCAACGCCGCAGAGACCCAGTTCTTCCTGCGCGAAGACGCCGGGGTGACCGCGTGACCGCCCGCTACGGAACCCCGGCCCCGGAAGGCATCCGCCACCTGGCCCGCGCCAAGCACCACCCGGCGCGTGCCGTCGAATGCCCCCACTGCGCAGCCCACCCCCACGCCCCCTGCACGACCATCTCGAAGCGCCGCCGCCTGGACCAGCCCCACCCCGGCCGCATCACCGCTTGGGTCCGCGACACGGCCGTCTGCCCCAGCTGCCAGGTCGAACCCGGCATTCCCTGCCACAACGGCGGCTGGGAACTCGAAGGCGGTCAAGTCCACGACCAGCGCCGCCAGGAAGCTGAGGTGACCGCGGCATGAGCGTCAACAAGCCCGGAACCGGTCGTTTCCCGCTCCACCCCGGCCGCCCCTTCGTATTTCGCTGCCGTCGCCGCGGCGTCTGGGGCTTCATCTGCGACTGCCTCGACCAGGCCAGTACCGGGCAGTTCGGCACCGAGCATCCGAACCGTGACGACTGGGTCGACGCCCTACGCAAAGCCCAGGACCACATCCGGTACTGGCACAAGACCGCGGCCGAGTTGGAGACCGAACGCTTGGAGCGCATGTTCGCCGCCGACGCCTTCACCGGGAGCGGGTCATGAGCGTCCGCCCGGAGATCGCCGCGCTCATCGCCGCCGGCCACACCGACACCGCCATCGCCAAGCGTCTCGGCATCGACCGCTCGACCGCCAACAAGGCCCGACACGAACTGCGCTGGGCCAGCCAGCGGCCCGAAGGCCGCCTCGCCCTGGAGTCGATCCCGACCGGCCACGCACTCCGCCGCCGCGACTGGACGGCTGAGGAGCAGGCCGCCCACCGCGCGGAACTCCTCGCCGCACTCGCCGCCTGACCACCAGGAGAAGCCGTGACCGAGGAGCCCACCAGCGCCAGCATCCGCGCCGCCCTTGAGGCCACCGAAGGCGAAGACACCTGCCCGACCTGCCTCAAGACGAAAAGCCAGTACGACGCCGCCTACTACGCCAACTACCGCAACGAGACCGCCACCCGACCCGCCGCCTGAAGGAGAAACGCCATGACCAGCCAGACCACGACCGAAGAAGCCCGTGACCGTCTCGGCCGTCGCGCCGAAGCGATGGACACCGAGCGCAACGAATGGCGCCAGCGAGCCTGGACCGCCGAAGCCGAGTTGGGCCGCATCGAACGCGAGTTGCTCAACGCCATCGGCGACGACCGCGAGCTCCACCCTGACGGCGCCGACGCCCAGCCCCGCCTCGGCCTCCTCGCCGCGCTCCGGATCGTCCAGGGCGACCGCTTCGGCGCCCCCGCCGCTTAACCCGCCCGTCCCCGTTCCGCCGACACCGCCGCCTGAAAGGAACCGCCGCCATGACCCCCAGCCCGTACTGGACCAGCCCCGACGGGGAGGTGACCCTCTACCACGGCGACTGCCGCGAGATCCTGCCGGAGCTCGGGCTGCAGGCCGACCTCGTTGTCGCGGATCCGCCCTACGCCGAAACCAGCCTCGCCTGGGACCGGTGGCCCGAAGGCTGGCCCACCCTCGCCGCCGGCGTCGCCAGCAGCATGTGGTGCTTCGGCAGCATGCGCATGTTCCTCGACAGGCGAGACGAGTTCGCCGCCTGGAAGCTGTCGCAGGACATCGTCTGGGAGAAGCACAACGGGTCCGGTTTCGCCGCCGACCGGTTCAAGCGCGTCCACGAGATCGCCACCCACTGGTACCGCAGCGACTGGCGCGACATCCACCACGACGTGCCCACCGAGAAGTCCGGGCGACGCGGGGGCGGCGAAGGCGGACTGTCGGCAACGGCGACCGCACGGGAGCACACCGGCAAGATCGCCGGGAAGGTCTGGGACGGATCGGATGGTGTCCGGCTTCTCCGCAGCGTCTTCAAGGTCCGGTCCATGCACGGACGCGCCCTGCACCCCACCGAGAAGCCCCTCGGCATCCTCACCCCGCTGATCACCTACGCCTGCCCGCCCGGCGGCTTGGTCGTCGACCCGTTCTCGGGCAGTGGCAGCACCTTGGACGCCGCCCGGTCCGTCGGCCGGCGCGCCGTCGGTATCGAAGCCGACGAGCGCTACTGCGAAGCCGCTGCCCGCCGCCTCGACCAACTCGCCCTGTTCGGCGACACCGCCTGACCCCCGCCTGGCCCTTCCGCCGTAACGCCACCCGACCACCCGACCACCCGAGGAGACGACATGACCAACACCGAGACCGAACCCGCGACGACACCGCGGCGCGTGCAGCGGACCCGGCCCCGCATCAAGGGCACGAAGGGCATGCCGCCCGGCGCCGTGTACGTCGGCCGGCCCGGACGGTGGGGCAACCCGTTCCCGGCCTACGACAGCGGCATCAAGGAACGAGCCCTCGCCGCCCTCCTGTTCGCCAACCTCCTCGCCCAACGCGACAGCCACCCCTTCCCCGAGCACCTGATGCCCTATCCGACGGACGCGGACATCCGTGCCGAACTGGCGGGCCGGGATCTGGCGTGCTGGTGCCCGCTGCCTGCGTCGGGCGAGATCGACCACTGCCACGCCGCGGTCCTCCTCCGGATCGCCAACTCGCCTGCCGGGGCCGGCCTGTGAGCGGCGTGTGGCAGGCCGCGGGGGACAGGGCGGGCGACCCCGGGACGGGCGGACGGCCTTCCCCGACCCCATCCCGGGGCGTGGTGCGGCCACAGACGGCCCCAGACCGCGTCCGTGGGGCTTTTCCCGCACCGACCTCTCCCGAAGGCTTCACGGGCCGTACAGAGACGCGGGTCATCGGCGACCTGTTCGCCGGCCCCGGCGGACTCGACGAAGCAGCCCGCCAGATGGACATCCGATCCATCGGCATCGAGTACGACCCGGACGCCTGCACCACCCGACGCGCCGCGGGCCACCCCACCGTCGAAGGCGACGTCCGCGAGTACGGACCCGCAGACTTCCCCGACGCGAACGTCCTCGCCGGCGGTCCGCCCTGCCAGACGTTCTCCACCACCGGCAACGGAGCCGGGCGGGCAGTCCTGACCCAACTCCAGCGGGACGCCAAAACCATGGCCGCCCGCCAGCCGGTCCAGCCCACACTCGGCGACGAACGCTCCGCCCTCGTCCTCGAACCCCTCCGCTGGGCACTGGCAGCGATCGACACGGGCCGGCCCTATCGGGCGATCGTCCTGGAACAGGTCCCGCAGGTACTCCCGATCTGGGAGACCTACGTCGAGCTGCTGCGCGCCGAGGGCTACCAGGCCGCCTGCGGGATCCTCAAGGCCGAGGAGCACGGCGTGCCGCAGACCCGGCGCCGCGCGGTCATGCTGGCCCGCCTCGACGGTCCCGTGGCGCTCCCGGAGCCGACCCACGCGGCATACCGCAGCCGTAGCGCGGGACTGCCCGCACCCGTCGCCATGGGCGATGTCCTCCCGCACCGCGGCGAGTTCACCGTCGTCTCCAACTACGGCACTGGCGGCGACCCGAAGAAGCGCGGACGCCGGCACTCCACGGAGCCCGCGGCCACCGTCACCGGAAAGATCAACCGCAACCGGGTCCTCAACCCCGACGGGTCGGAACAGCCCCGCCTCACCCCGAGCGAAGCCGGCCAGCTGCAGGGCTTCCCCGCCGACTACCCGTGGACCGGCAACGACACCTGGCAGCAGATCGGCAACGCCATCCCCGTACCGCTCGGCCGCGCACTCCTCACCGCGGCACTCGGAGCCGACTACGAGGGAGCTGCCGCATGAGCGCCGTCGTGATCCACCGCATCCGCTGCGACGCCCCATGGCCCGAGGACGGAGGCCAGTGCCTCACCGAATGGGACGCACCGTTCCCGACATCCACGGCAACCGAACTGCGCGCATGGCTCAAGTCCCGCGGATGGCACCGCACCCGCGCCACCGGCGACATCTGCCCCGACTGCTGGAAAGAGGGACGTCGATGAGCGCTCACGACACCTGCCCGTGTGGCCACGACTGGATCGACCACTGGCTGCCCGCACCCCACCCCTGCAAGCGCTGTACGTGCACCGGGTGGTGGGACAGGCGCGACTACGGGCGCACCAAGCAGAAATGACCCCCACCCTCGGACGGCCGGCCGTGCCTGCGGCTAACAGGCGGGGCCGGCCGCGCCCCTCATCCCACCACCACCCGCACACAACAACAACCGGAGGAACACCGTGACCGCCACCCACGCCGCAGGGGACGCCCGCCACCTACCCCTGGCCGACCAGTCGGTGGACCTGGTCGTCACCTCCCCGCCCTACTGGCGCAAGCGCGACTACGGCGTGGCCGGGCAGCTTGGCCAGGAGTCAACCCCGGCCGGGTACACCGCCGCGCTCATGGACTGCCTCACCGAATGGGGCCGTGTCCTCACCCCGAGCGGCAGCGTGTTCCTCAACGTCGGCGACGGGTACGCCAAACGCAGCCTCGCCGGGATACCAGCCCGCATCGAGACCGCCGCCCAGGACGCTGGATGGCTGCTCCGCAATCGGATCATCTGGGCCAAGACCCGGGGCATGCCCGACCCGGCCCGCGACCGCCTCGCGGGACGGCACGAGTACGTGCTGCACCTGACCCGCCGCGCCTACCACTACGACCTCTTCGGATACGCGGAGCGGTACGGCAACGGCGCCAACCCCGGCGACGTGTGGGCCATCGAACCCGAGCGGTCCCTGTCCCCACACCTGGCCCCGTTCCCCACCGAACTGGCCCGCCGCGCGATCCTGCTGGGCTGCCCGCGCCGCGTCTGCACCACCTGCGGACTGGCGCCCCAGCGCATCCTCGGCCGCAGCGCCCGCCTCGATCCGAACCGCCCGCAGGCCGTTCGCGCCATGCAGCTTGCTGAAGCCGCACGACTGACGCCCGCTCACATCGCGGCGATCCAGGCCACCGGCATCTCGGACGCAGGCAAGGCCATGAAGGTCCAGACCGGGACCGGCCGCAACAGCGCAGCGGTCCAGGCACTGGCTACTGAGGCGAAGGCTGCGCTCGGCGGGTACTTCCGCGAATACACGATGGCTCCCCGCGTGACCACTGGCTGGACCGACTGCGACCACGGGGCGTGGCGTCCTGGGCGCGTGCTGGACCCGTTCTCCGGGACCGGCACCACCGGCGTTGCGGCCACCGAGCACGGCGCCGACTACATCGGCATCGACCTCGACCCCGCCTGTCACGCCCACGCCCGGAGCAGACGCCCCGCGCAACTCGATCTCACCCCCGCCGCCTGACCCCCACCCCACCCGCGTGCCCGTGTTCCCGGTTGCCCGGGGACACGGGCCAGAAAGGACCCGCCATGAGCACGCCCGAGACCGTCACCGACCTGCGGCGCGAACTGGAGAAGGCCCGCGACGCTCTGACCGCCGCCGAACTGCACCTAGCCCGGCACGCCGAGATGAACGCAGCCCTGCACGTATCCGACCGCGTCATGCACTCGCCACTCCACGCCAAGGTCCAAGCGGCCATCGTCGGCATCGACCACGCGCTCGCCCGGACTGACCAGCCGAACGTCCCGACACTCGACAGCCGGTCGCCGGACGGCCCGTGGGCCGCGCTCGTCGCCGACCTCGACCGGTGCCAGCACGGCCGCCACCAAGGCGACGACTGCGCCGACTGCGGCGGCCGGTCCATCGGCAATGCGCGCTTCGAACCCGGCCAGCCCATCGGCTACGACAGGCACGGCCGCGACATCGTCGTACCCAACCGCGCCGACAAGCACGACCCCGCCGCGTGGCGCACCCGGACCGCCCCGGCCGTCGGGGAGCAGCCCCATGCCTGACACGTGGGCGGAGGCAGCGGCCCGGATCGCAGCCCGGTGGGCCCACGGTCACGACCAGCTCACCGACGGCTGCGCCCTCTGCCAAGCCGAATACGACGAAGCCCGCACCTGGACGACCGGAGCCCCCGATGCCTGACGACACCACGACCACCGAGGCAGTGAGTAATGCCAGCTATCCCAGAGAGGGAGACCACCAGTGATCTGCACCCCCTGCGCCACCGCAGCCGACCACCAGCTCAACCGCGACGCCCACTGCCACAACGCAGGCTGCACCTGCGGCCACCGCACCGAACGCTACGGAACCGTCACCGAACAGAACACGGCCACAACGCCCCCGAACGGCAGACGCGATGGCTAGCCCCGGCGACCAGCGGCCCGCGATCTGGCTGCCCGTCCGCGAACAACTCGCCTACAGCCGGATCGTGCAGCACGAGACCAACGCGCCCGGCCGGCGACTCCTCGACATCTGGGCCCGGCCCGAAGACCTCGGGCCGAACGCGGAGCGGATGCTGACGGAAACGTTCAAACTGATGTGGCGCACGCCCGCCGACCCGCACCCCGAAGGAGACAACCCGTGTCCGTGAAGACCGTCGAACACAAGGCCGCCAAGGGCAGCACGCTCACCCTCGACGAGCTGGCAGCATTCGTGGACGACGCCCGCCGCTCCGGTGCGACCGGCGGCGAGATCGTCTCCGTCACTGCTTCCTGGGGCGGGAAGATCCAGAAGCTCGCGGTCGAAGTGCAGGCGGGCGCAGAACCAGTGGCCCCTGAAGGGCGGATCGAGACGACGAAGGACGGAACCTTGGAAGTCGTTCCGTGGACGAAGCAGCAAGTCGAAGAGTGGAACCGCACCGGCCGGACCCCGCGCCCCGACAAGGCGTGACCGCCGACGACGCCCCGCTGCCCGGCCTCGATGACGAGGGGCTGGCGGCGGGGCGCAGTCTTGTCCGCTGCGGAATGTGCGGGCATCCGCTCACCGGCCGAGAGGCGAGGCTCAGGGGACTCGGGGACGACTGCGCCGCGAAGCTCGGGTGGCGAGGCGTCCGCGGGCCCGGCAGGTTCGAGATGGAGCAGGACGGGCTGTTCGGCTAGATCACAGTCCGATGTCCTCCGATGCGGCGTCGGTCCACTTGTCGGCTTCGCGGATGTAGCCCCAGAAGGCGGGGCTGTTCTCGGCGTGCCCGGACTGCTCGCGGATCTTCTCCTCGCGCTTCCCGGCCCGGCGGGAGGTGGTGATGAACCCGGCTCGCATGCTGTGTCCGGTCAGTCGGACTGCGACGCCTGCGCGTTCGGCGTTGCGGGCGATGATCTCGCGGACGGCTTCGGCGGTCAGGTGGCGTTCGGGGATGTTGCCCCACTTGTCGATCGCGCGGAAGGCCGGTCCGGTAGTGATGCCGGCTGCTGCCTTCCAGGTGGACCATGCTCGGACGGGGCAGGTGTCGGGGTTCTTGCCGTACATGACGACGACTTCGCGGGCGGGCCGTCCCTTGACGCCGGGGACGCGGACTTTGAGGCCTTCGCTGTGGAGGGTGATGCCGTCGGTGCGGAGGGCGGCGACTTCGGCGGAGCGGCCTGCGATGAAGAAGGCCATGAGCCAGAGGGCGCGGTCTCGGAGGCCGGTGAGTCCGTCGGGGATGGCGGCGGCCATCTGCTTGAGTTGTTCGGGGGTGGCTGCTTTGGCTTGGCCTCGGCCGCGGGCGATTCGGTCCTCGTCGGCCTTGAGCGGCTTGAGGGCTTGGCGGGCGGCGACGGTGGCTTCCTTGGGGACTTCGATGCCGTGTTCGCGGCGGGCCGTGACGGTGACGCCGGTGATCCTGCGGTCGATGCTGTTGGGTGCGGCTAGCTTGATGGTGTCGAGCCAGACGACGAACCCGACGAGAGTGCCCTTGGTGACGGCGGTGGACGGCATGCGGTGGCCGGTGCGGTCGGCGAGCCAGTCGTGGAACTGCTCCCACAACGCCCAGTCGTTGGCGTAACCGCGCTTCGTGTTGTGGGGACGGATCGCGTCGAGGTGCTCGTCTGCAGCCTTCTCCATGGCGGCGAGGACGGCGAGCGTCGCAGCGTCGTAGACGGCGGGAGTAGCCTCCGGCTGATGCGGGACGAGAGCGGCGGAGTCGGTCACGACGCCTCGATCCGGAATCGATGGCCGCACGGCTCGATGTTGACGAGCACATCGCCGTTGAGGTTCCTGCTGTCGGCGATCTCGGTGGCCGCGGCGCTGCACTCGGGGCATGCGGGAAGCGGCGGGTAGTCCGGCTGTTGGAGCAGTCCGGCCAGAATGGTCGCCTGTCGCTCCTGAAGTTGAAATTCAAGGAGCGCGCCCCACTCGCGGCTGATGTTGATGCGGTCGTTTGCCATGCCTGATTGTACCGGTTTTTCGCCCGTGATATGGCATGTTATCGCGAGTGGCATCGTCCATGTGGGGGAGTCGACGGCACCCCTTTCGTGTCACAGCTCCGTCACTGCCGCCGCCCCCCGAGCCGTCGACTGTCACGCTCATCCCCGCCACAACCACCCAGAGGGGGACTGATCGTGCACACCCGCACAACACTCGCCGCCAGCCTGCTCGCCGCCGGCGCTCTCACGCTCACCGCATGCTCCAGCACCAGCAGCGGCACTGACGCCGCAACCCAGCCGGCCAGCACCAAGAAACCCACGGCGACCAAGTCGGTCGACTGCTCGGACCCGAACCTCAGCCAGGCCCAATGGACCGCGCACTGCGACACCAGCGCCAAACCCAGGAGCCTGCACCTGCAGTTCGGGCAGACATACACCTGGCCTGACGGGGTGAAGGCCACCGTCACCGAGGCGAAGGTCTTCACGGCCTACGACAAGAGCATCGACGAGAAGCCCACCCCGGGCGCCGTCGACTACCAGGTCATGGTGAAGGTGACGAACGGCAGCCACGTCCCCCTCGACCTCGGCAACCTGTCCGTCATCACCGAAGGCGCCACGAACGGCGGCGAAGCGTCCATCACCGGCTGGACCAACGCCGCACCCGGCTTCGAAGGCCGTCTCGCCCCCGGTGTGACCGTGACGAAGGCTGACCAGGAGACCCTGCAGAACAAGTTCGGCCGGAAGATCGTCGTCACCGTGCAGCGCACAAGCGCCGACAGCACCGTCATGGACTTCCCCGAGTTCACAGGCTCGATCACCAGCTGAGGCCAGACGTGCCGCGGCCCCCGGGGACCCTCCAGGCCCCGGGGGCCGCTCACCCAGCCCCGCCGGGTGGTCAGTGGCCGCCCCGCCGCCTACGGGTCCTCGCCGCCTTGCGGGCCATCACGGACCGCTGCACGCGCGTCCGGCCCGCGTTGCTGATGCGAGCCGCCTTCGACTTGGACGCTCCCTGCCGGCGCAGCGCCTTGTACACGCGCTGACGATTGAGGTAGACGAAGCCCCAGCGTCCGCCACGGTCAGAGACCATCACATGTCTCCGCGATTCCTCGTCATCGTTCCCATCTCCGCCCATCAGGTATCAGAATCGAAGACGTAAGGCCAAAATGGCCTACGATTCAAAGGTACCCGCACGGTAGGCCGGAGGCACCCGATGAGCGACACCACCGAGTGGGAGCACGACGACATCCCGCCGCCGCCCCCCAGGCTGGAACAGCCCCGCAACGCCGGCAACCACATGTTCATGTCGCCCCGCAATCAGCGCGAACGCGACGTATGGGCAGCCGAACGGTGGACCAAGAACGGCTGGACGTTCGAGCAGATCGCAGAGGCCCTAGAAGTCGCCGGCAGGAGCCGCGCATACCTCTACGTGAAGCGCGGCCTCGCCATCACCGGCGCCCCCGTGGAAGCAGCCGCCGCCGAAGCCCGCGCTATCCACCGCGCCCGCTTGGAGATGGCCACCGAAGCGGCCCTGCAAGTCCTGGAGAACCCACACGTCACTGTCTCCAACGGGCAGATCATCCGCGTCGATGGGAAGCCGCTGCCTGACGACGGGCCGGTCCTCGCCGCGATTGACCGCATCGTGAAGATCTCCGAGAGCCTGCGAAAGCTCGACGGAATCGACGCGGCCACGAAGGTCGACGCCAACATCACGGTCAACCCGCAGGACATCGAACTAGCCCAGATCATCCGGCAGACCGAGGAGGCGAACGAGGCCCAAGTCGCCCTGATCAAGGGCGAAAACGCCGATGACTAGCCCTCTGATCTGCGACAATAGAAGGACAGTTGAACACGGAGGACCCCGGCGAGTGCTACCAACACTCCCGGGGCATGGCCGATCTACAAAGGAGATCGACATGGTCGAGGCTACATGCGTCGTGCGCGATTGCGTGAGGGGCGTCTACGTCAAGAAGTACGGGTGGTGCAACGCGCACTACCAGCGGTGGCGAAAGTACGGGGACCCAGAAGGCCGAGCCGTCGTCACTGGAGGACTGCCCTGCACGTTCACGGACTGCCCTCACCCCAGACGGTACGACCGCCTTTGCATGGGCCACTACAACCAGCAGCGCCAGGGCCGGCCGCTCGCCCCGCTGCGGAGGACCACGGACCCGACGGCGAGGGATGCCCACGGACGTAAGCAGTGCCGTCGCTGCGAAGCATGGCTGGCGACCGAGTCCTTCTGCACCAACAAGGCGAGGCCGGATGGGCTCGCTGCGTACTGCCGGCGCTGCGAGCGGGACAAGGCTCTGATCCACAACTACGGCATCACGTTGGCGCAGTGGGAAGTGATGTTCGAGGCGCAGGGCGGGGGTTGCGCCATATGCGGGCGACTCAGCAAGGGCGGCAAGCCCTTGTTCGTTGATCACGATCACGCGTGCTGTGCTGGTCAGAGAACCTGTGGGCGCTGCGTGAGGGCCCTGCTGTGCGGCGACTGCAACCTCGGCATCGGCTACTTCACTGACAGCATTGACCGACTGGAAGAGGCCGTCGCATACCTCGCCCGGCATGCTCGGAGGCGCAGTTGACCAGCTACCTCTGCGATCCCGACGGAGCTCCCTACGATGCCGGTACGTTCGACCTTGGCGACTATGCCGCCAGGATCGACCCGCGCCTCCTGGAGAGCTCTGCTGGCCGGCGGGCCCTGACGCGGCTTGATCCCCTGCTCTGGGCCGTGCTCTACGTACCGCACCTGCTGAAGGACCAGGAGGGCCGCATCACCTTCGGGGACGTCCACCTCGGCATCTACCGCGACGCCCTCAACCTGGTGCGCGACCCGGGCCCGAAGGAAGCACGCGACGCCTACGTCGCGCCCCGAGGCTCCGGCAAGAGCACCACTCTCTTCCTGATCGTCCCCCTGTGGGCTGCCTGCCACGGCTGGGTGCGCTTCGTGGCTGCCTTCAGCAGCTCCGCAACACAGGCGCAGGACCACCTCGCTGGACTGCGAAGGGAGATGCAGGTCAATAAGCTGCTCCGCGAGGACTATGCGGAGGTCGTAGAGCCCGCGCGCAAGGCCAACGGCACCCCCGTTGCGGACAGTCAGTCGATGCTCCACACCCGCTCAGGGTTTTCCTTCGCTGCTCGCGGCATCGACACGGAAGTCCTCGGCCTGGTCGACCCCGAGAACCGACGCCCCGACATGCTGCTTCTCGACGACATCGAGGGCGAGGAAGGGGCCGGCTACTCCGTCTATCAGGCGAAGAAGCGCCGTACCACGCTGATCGACGGCATCCTCCCGATGAACGACAGGGCCCACGTGAAACTCGTCGGCACCGTGAACCTGCCGGGAGGACTCCTCGACCAGTTGACCAAGAGCGTCACGTCTCCCGCCCCGCCCGAGCAGTGGATCGTCGATGAGCGGTTCCGCGTCACCTACTTCCCGCCGCTCGTCGACCTGCCAGACGGCACGCAGCGGTCCCTGTGGCCCGGCCGCTGGAGCACCGAGTACCTGCAGTCCATCGCTGCGACGCGGAGCTATCAGAAGAACTTCGCGAACAAGCCCGTCCCGGAGGACGCCGAGTACTGGTCGCCGTCGGACTTCACCTACGAGGACTTCGCGTCCGTCCGGGAACTGCTGTCGGTGGACGGCGCAGTCACGACGAAGAAGGGCTCGGACTACACCGGCCTGTCGGTGATCGGCTGGGCTCCGCAGTCTCAAGAGGCCCCAGCGCGCTGCGTGGTCAGGCATGCCGAGCGCGTCAAGTTGCAAGGTGCCGCGCTCAGGGAGCGGGTGCTTGCGCTTCTCGACTCGTTCCCGAACATCGCAGCCGTGCTGGTGGAGACGAACCAGGGCGGCGACATGTGGCGTGAGGTGCTGCGTGGTCTGCCCGTGAAGCTGATCACCGTGCACAACACGGAGCCGAAGACGGTCCGGGCAGGTCGGCTGCTGAACCTGTACCAGATGATCCCGACCCGCGTTGTGCACGCCAAGCCGTTGCCAGCGTTGGAAGAAGAGATGACGGCGTTCCCGAACGTGCTGCACGACGACCTCACGGACAGCGTGGGGAACGGAGTGTTGCGGTTCCTGCGGCCGCAGAAGAGGCAGGCTCCGTCTTCGGCTTCAAGCGCCTCATACGTCTAGGTCCTGTGATTCGCAGGCGCACGTCCTTTCGGACGCGCCTACCTGCATCCTGACATGCCCGCTATCCTTCGATTCAAAGGGTCTAGTGGGAGGTTCGCCTTGGATGACGCGGCACGCGGCGACCTCATGTACGGAATCCATGAGCTGAAGGAATCTCGCCACGACTACGACAAGGCCGGCGCCTACTACGAGGGCCGTGTCTCCGAGGTGTTCTCCAGCCTGCGGCTGCGCCGCGCCCTGGCCATCCACGATCTGGACTTCGGCCTGAACTTCGCGAAGACGCCTGTCAACGCTGTGGTTGACCGGCTGGAGATCGCCGCGATCACCGGCAACGACGAGGCGACCGACGCCCTGATCTCCCAGCTGTGGCAGGACAACGCCCTCGACCTGGAGATGCCCGACCTGCACCGGCGGGCCTGCGAGTTCGGCGACGCCTACCTGATCGTGCTGCCCGTCGAAGACGAGGCGGGCAACACGCTGCGGGTCGAGATGTACTACAACTCCCCGCAGACCGTGCGGATCATCTACTCCGAAGAGAACCCGCGCCTCAAAGAGTTCGCGATCAAGAAGTGGTCGGAGGCCGGCTGCAACCGCGCCGAGCTCTACTACGCGGACCGCATCGAACGCTGGACCACCAACAAGGACCAGTCCGGCGACAAGCCCACCGAGTGGATGCACTGGCTCGCTGACCCCGAAGGCGACGACGCCTACGACTCCGAGTCGTGGCTGATCCCCCACGACTACGGCGAGATCCCCGTGTTCCACTACCGCACCGACCGGCCGTATGGGGTGCCGGAGCACTTCGGCGCCTACGGCCCGCAGAACGCCATCACCAAACTGCAGGCCACCCACATGGGCACCGTCGACTACCAGGGGTTCCCGCAGCGCTGGGGCCTCACCGACGCGGCGAACACCGACACGTCCGACCTTGACCCGGGCGACTGGGACGATGCCGAGTTCCCCCCGGACGCCAACGCCCTCGGCGTGAAGGACATCGGCGACGACAGCTCCCTGAAGGCCGGGCCCGGCGAGATGTGGCTGCTCCGCGGCTACAAAGCTGTGGGCGAGTTCAATGCGGCGCAGCCGCAGGTGTTCTGGGACCCGATTGGCGCGAACATTCGGGCGATGGCGCAGATCACGACGACGCCGACCCGCATGTTCGAGCACCAGACGATGATCCCCAGGTCGGGCGAGTCGTACAAAGCGGAGGACGATCCGTTCACCCGCAAGGTCCGCAACCGGCAGGTGTCGTTCGGTGCGACGCACCGGGAAGCGTTCGTGTTCGCCCTGCGCCGGCTCGGCGTGGAAGACCCCGTGGTCACGGTGCGGTGGACGCCGGCCGCGACGGTGGACGATCAGAGCGGCTGGCTGACCATCACCGAGAAGATCAAGAACGGTGTGCCGCGGCGCCAAGCCCTCATCGAGGCCGGGTACCGGGCCGAGCAGGTCGACCTGTGGTTCTCCGGCACCGACGATGCCGAACTGGAACGGCGCGTGGAAATCCTCGCGAAGCTGGCTGCGGCTGCTCAGCAGCTAGGCACCGCTGCGACCCTCGGCGTGATCGACCAGGCGCAGGCATCCACGCTCCTCGCCGAGGTTCTAGCCGGGATCGACGCGCCCGAGCCTGCGGATGGCAGTTGATGGCGTACAACTCCGGCGACCTGATGCGCCTGGTGCAGGAGGACCACACCGGCCAGGTGCGCGCCCTCGAAGACCGCACGAATCAGCAGGCTGCGGGTGATCTGGACGGGCAGTTCGACACGCTGGCCCGGAGCACCCTGACGGCGTGGGTGAAACTGTTCGGCGCCGCGACGGCCGTCGCCGCGGCAGGAGTAGCCCTCGACGGGATCGTTGCGGCTGTCCGGTCGGCTGTGCACCGCCTCTTGGACCAGCTTGGCCCGAGCGCCCGTCGCGCCATTCGCGACGCCCTACCTGCGGCCCTTGGTCTCGGCGCCACGCAGGGTGTGGAGTTCGTGCGGGCCGCTACCGGCCGGCGCCGTACCGCCCCTCAGTTGCGCGTGTTGACGGCTCTGGCGGATGAGGCGACACGGGTCGCGGACCTGGTGGCCGACCGTAGGGACCGGGCTCTGGCGCTCCTCACCCGCGGGCGGGTGACCCGCTGGTCGGATCTCCTGCACGCCATCGGCACGGCACGTTCAGCGGGGGCTGTGGTTCGTGCGCACACCGCGTGGACGGTCGGGCAGGCTGTCAACGCGGGGCTGGATGCGGTCTCCGACGTGGTGGGCGCGGCCCGGCTGTGGGTAGCGGAGGCCGACGCGTGCGTGCGCTGCCTGGCGTACACCGGGCGTCTCGCGATCGTCGGGCACCCGTTCCCTGGGGGCCTTTCGTGGGATCCTCGCTCGCGGATCATCGGCGCCGAGGCGATCGACGGGCCGCCGCTGCATGCTCACTGCCGCTGCCGCACTGTCGCCTGGAACACCCGCTGGAAGCCTGACGGGGTGCCGTTCCCGGAGGCGTTGCAGCGCGAGGCGCACCGCTCCATCGCCTACGGGGCGGGCCGGCCCACCGAGTCCCGTGCCGCACGGTTGCGTGCGGTGCGGGAGCTGCTGAGGACCGAACCGGACCTGCTGCCCGCTGTTGAGGCCCGCGCCCGGCAGGCGCTGGCCGCCAACCGCTTCCAGGCGGCGGCATGACCCTTCAGACCCCGGCGCCCGTGACGGGCCGCCGTGACACCAACCCCGTGATGGGAGACACCATGGGCATCCACCCGAGCACGATCAGCGTCCCGCCGTGGCAGGTCCTCGGCTACCGCAAGGACGGCCGGCCGATCCACCCGATAGCAGGCGGCGCCGAAGACGACATCGACGAGCTGGACGACGACGTGGAGCCGGAGCCGCAGGACGAGCCCGAGCCTGAGCCGGCGGAGAAGCCGAAGCCGAAGCCGCCCGCGGCGAAGGACGACCCGAAGCCGGGCGACGACGACTACAAGGCCCCGTCGAAGGCCGAGTGGGAGCGCACGCAGGCCGCGCTGAAGAAGGCGAACGACGACGCGAAGCGGCACCGGCTCCGCAACAAGGAGTTGGAGGACCAGGGCCGCGCCAACGAGACGGAGCACGAGAAGGCGCTGCGGTTGGCCCGTGAGGAGGGCGAGGCGCGGTTCCGGGAGCCGATGAAGCGCTCCGGGGTGAAGGCGGCTCTGATCGAGGCTGGGTTCGCGAGCCCGGACCGGCTGATGAAGCTCGTCGACTGGGACGCGCTCACGGTGGACGACGATGGGGATCTGATCGGCGTGGAGGCCGAGACGGCCCGCTTGCGGTCGGAGTACCCGGAGTTCGTTCAGGTGGACAAGCCGAAGCCCAAGGCGAAGCCCACGGCGGCCCCGCGTTCGCCCAGCACTGACAAGCCGAAGACCACGGCGGAGATCCACGCCGATCGGATCTTGCGCAGGGCTTGACCCGGCGCGGTATATTCAGCATCAGGTGAATTGCTCCGTGACGGAGCAGCCCACCGCCCTGCTTTGCGAAGGCGCCCGTGATGGGGCCCGAGCCCAACATCTCGCCCCATCACGCCGCCCGCAGGAGGGCCCCCGTGGCACGCAACACACTCGAAGCCTGGATCCCAGAAGAGTGGGACTCCTCCCTCGTCGTCCAGAGCATCCAGCAGATCAGCGCCGTCGAGGCCCTCGCCTCCCACATCCCCATGGGATCCGACACCAAGCACGTCCCCCGCACCGCCGGCATGGGAGTCGACGTCGTCGCCAAGGGCGGCGCCTACGGCGAGGACACCTCGCTGAACGACGAGGTGCTGCTGTCCGTCGCGAAGCTGGGCAAGGCCGCCCGCATCGCCGAAGAGGACATCGACGACTCCGTCGCGAACATCATCCAGGCGAAGATGATGGGCTGGTCCAAGAGCTACGCGAAGTTCCTCGACAACGCGACCCTCGCCGTCACCGCCGCCGCATCCCCGCCCAGCGTGCCGTTCACCAGCCTGTACGCGCTGCTGAACACCACCGACGCCACGCTCAGCTACACCGGCGGCACGAACATCACCACCGCCGCGACGGCCGGCTCGCCGACCTACGGCGAGTTCTCCACCGCGATCGGCAGCGTCGAGACCGGCGACTACTTCGACCCGAACTCGATGGTCGCCATCGCGCACCCGGCGTTCCGCAAGAGCCTGCGCGGTGTCCTCGACCTGCAGCAGCGCCCGATCTTCGTCGAAGGCGGCGCCGGCACCCCCGACACGATCTTCAACGTGAACATCCGGTGGTCGCTCGGCGCGAAGACGTCCGCGGTCGCCACCAGCTCCCCGACCGGCCGCCCGATCATGGCGTTCGTGTCGCCGGAGCTGATGCTCCTCGGCATCCGGTCCGGCCCCGAGTCGGTGTTCATCGACGGCCGCGACGGACTGTCGGCCCTGACCGACGAGTCGATCCTGAAGATGAGGGCGCGCCGCGGCTGGGCCTACGGCCACCCCAACGGCGCGGCGATCCTCGTCGGCTGACCTCTCCTTCTGCACCCGTACCGCCCACGGCTCCGGGCGGTACGGGCCACCCGTTGGGAGGTGAGCCATGGCAACCAGCAAGAACGCCACCAGCACGCGGGCCAAGCAGTTCCCCGCGAAGGCCGGCGAGCCCGAAGTCGAGGTCGACGAGCGGTCCGCGGACGGCTCGGAAGGCGTCCGGCACGTCAAGGAATTCGTGGTCCTGGCCCGCGAATGGGCTGACAGCGACGACGCGCACGAGGCGAACAAGGCCGCGGTCGCCAACGAGGCGATCCAGCGTGGCCTGCACCCCCGCGGAGGCGTGTCGTTCGACGGGGCGGAGGACCAGCCGGACGGCCAGTCTCTGACCCTCACCTACTCCGTGGAGACAGTGCCGGCGTCGGTCGACCACCGCCCGCAGGACACCACCACTCCCCGCAAGATCCTCACCGAGGTCGACGACTGACATGGCCGCGGCCTGGGCTAACGCGAGCGACGTCATCAACGCCACGGGCGTGAATGTGACGGAGCAGCAGCTTGCCCAGGCCCAGGACGACATCGAGATCGCGTCCGGCCGGATCTACCCGGACACGCCGCGGCTCCGGCCCCGGGATGTCTATTGGCTGGGCAAGGCCGTCGGGCGTCAGGCGGCGTGGATCGCCGGGCAGTTCGGCTTGGAAACGCGGTTGGATGCCACGCAGACCCAGCAGGACGGCGTGTCGAACACGTTGACGACCGACGGCCTTGTCCTCGCACCCATGGCGGCCCGGGCTTTGAAGCGGGTGTCGTGGATGCGGTCCCGGACTGTGCATGTCCGCGCACCGATCGAGGGATTCGGGCTGGTCGGGAACATCCTCTCCGAGGGCAACGACGAACTGGAGCCCTGGTCTCCGATGGGCGGTGGCTGATGCAGGCCATCGCCACCACCCAACTGACCGTGCTCCGTGGCACCAGCAAGGACGCCTACGGCGACGAGCAGGACACCGACACGCCCGTCGCCGTCAACATCCCCGCCAGCCTGACGGAGCAGTCCCGCCGGGTCACGACCCGCGACGATCCGACACCACGGATCATCCGCACCGCGATCGCCCGGGTGCCGGCCGGAACAGACATCCGCGACCAGGACCGGGTGCGGGACCAGCGCACCGGGGCCGTGTACATCGTCGATGCCCCGTCGTCGATGACCAACCCTGCCCTCGCCGTCGATCTGCGACTGGATCTGCGGCGCACCACCTAACCGAACACAGCTAGGGGCCATCAGCTTGGGGAGACCAGGCGGCCCGCACAACGACCGGACCCGGAGAGGGGGCGGCCATGGCAGCACGCGGTGCACGCATTGACCCGTCCGCTTCCGCGCATGTGGATGAGGCGATCGGGGACTGGCTCGGTGACGTCATCGGGCCGGCGATCCGCGATGACGCCAAGGCCATCGTCCACAAGAAGTCCGGCCGCCTCGCGAACTCCCTGGTCTCCGAGGTACAGGGCAAGGTGCTGCGCGTCGGGTCCACCGATGTGGACTACTCGGTGCCCCTGGAGATGGGCGCGATGCCCCACGTCATCCTGCCGGTGAACAAGAAGGCGCTCTCCTGGCCCGGCGCGGCGCACCCGGTGGCCTACGTCAATCACCCGGGCAACCGGCCCTTCCCGTACCTCCGCCCGGCCCTGTTCCAGCGGAGGACGCCGTGACGACGCCCGTGCTGCGCCCCAACAACGAGCTCGTCACCACGGCGTTCCTCGTGAGCATCGTCGGGGACCGGGTGGCGACGACCCTCCCCAAGGACATCGCGGGCTGGGCAGAGGACGGCTTCGTCACCGTCGACACGGTCGGCGGCACCCCGAACATCTACCTGCCGATCCGCGAGCCCGTCATGGGCGTGCAGTGCTGGGCCGTCAACCCGAACAGCCAGAAGCCCCCGTGGAACAAGGCCGCGTCCCTCGCAGGCGCCATCCAGGACGCCTGCTGGGACCACCCCGCCGTGCCGCGGAATCTGGTGCTGCTTGGCGGCTACCCGATGGTGCAGGTCAAGAGTGCGTATCTGACGGGCGAGCCCCGCAGGGTCCCGGACGACCCGTCGAGCTATGCCCGGTACTCCATCCCGGGTCTGGTCGTGGTGTGGACGGTGATGCAGCCGTGAGCCGCCGCTACGCAGTCGAATCGCTGCTCCCCCCGCGCGACCTCCTCACCTGGCGCGGCCGGGTCCTGATCCACGACTCCCGGCCCGAGCTGGAGTTCCTCCTCGCCGGGGACGTCCGGGTGATCGAACTGCCCCGGGATGTCCCACCGGAGCAGTGCATGGAGATCCGCTACCACCCTCAGCTCGCGTCCATGCGCTGGCCCCTTGACCGGAAGGACTTCCGCTGATGCACACCGTCCGCACCACGATGCGGCCCGACGTGGAGGTCGAAGTCGACGACGCCGACTACCTCGACCTGAAGCGGCAGGGCCTCCTCGTCGAGACCACCGAAGCGCAGCCGGATCCCACCCCCGGGCCGGCCGCACCCAAGAAGGCCGCCCCGTCGGCCACCACCAGCAAGGAGGGCTGACCCATGGCGGTCACCACCACCAACCTCATCCAGGGTCCGGCGACCCTCTACTCCGGTGCGTTCGGGGCGACCGAGCCGGCCGACACTGCCGTCAACACGACCCCGCAGGCGTCCGCGTGGACGGACTGTGGCGGCACCCAGGACGGCGTGAAGCTGTCCATCGACCAGACCTATGGCGAGCTGGAGGTCGACCAGATCACGCTGCGCGTCGGCTCCCGCCTCACCAAGGCCGACTACATGATCGAGACGACGTTCGCGGAAGTCACCCTCAACAACCTCGCCTACGTCCTCAACGGCGGCACGCAGGCCACGGGTGCGGGATTCGCGTCCTACGACCCGAACGTGGCCTCCTCCGCGACGCAGCCCGCCTACAGCGCGATGCTCTTCGACGGCTGGGCGCCGCTGCTCGCCTCCGGTGGTGCGGCGCGCCGCCGGGTCATCGCCCGCAAGGTGCTGTCCACCGACTCCATCGAGGTCGCGTACACGAAGGACAAGCAGACCGTCCTCGCCGCGAAGTTCGCCGCGCACTACGTCTCCGGCGCGATCACCCCCATCCACATCGTTGACCAGACCACCTGATCGACGACCGAGCTCTGCCCGCACGAGGAGATCCACCCATGGCATCCACCACCACCACCACCCGTCAGTCCACGGCCCGTAAGCGGACCGCTGCCCGAGCTGCTGTCCGCCCGCCCGCCTCCGTGGCGGCGGACGGCTTCGAGCCCATCCGGATCCTCGCCGACGAGGACGTCCCCGAAGACCGGACCACGCTCTTCTACATCGGCACCACCGAGTACACCGTCCCCACGAAACTCCCTGCCGGCCTGGCCCTGGAGTACCTGCGGGTCGCCAAGCAGTTCGGGCAGGAAGTCGGCGCCGGCGCGCTGCTGTCGCGGGCGCTCGGCGAGGAGGCGTACACGGCCCTGGAGCAGTCGCGGGGCCTGACCGACGAGCAGCTCGACCAGATCATCAGTCTCGTCCTGGACCTGGCGCTCGGCCGGGCGGAGAAGGGGGGAAAAGCCGGGAGCTAGTCGCCTGGGCTGGCAGGCCGCTGCGGCGGATCGGGGGCATGGGCTGCCTGGTCGCGGCGGGTGAGCGTGTGGAGCAGGTGCTGTGGGTGCTGGATCACGAAGCTGATCTGGATGCGGACTTCCTGGCGATCTACGGGATTGACCTGGACGTCTACGACATGGATGGCCCCCGCTACCTGGCTCTCGCGCACCGGCTTCCGGCCTACCAGGGGGTGATGGCGGCCCGTGTCGATGAGGAACGCGACGACGCACCGGCGAGCAGCAGTGCGGCGCCAGCAGTACAGGACTACCAACCGCCGCAGGCCAGCGGCGACAGGCGAGAAGTGAGTTTGACGGCGTTCCGGATGCAGTTCCCGGGGCTCGTGTCGATAGCGAACGGTTAGCGAGGGGAGGCAGGCATGGCGGGTGCGTTCCGCATCGCGGAGGGATACGTCGAGGTCACCGCCGACCGCGAGGCTTACGACCGGACGATCGAGCGGCTGAAGTCGGAGCGGAACACTGTCAAGGTCGGCGTTCAGGTCGATGACCGTGACGCCATGGCCCGCCTGGACCGTCTCGCCCGGGACCGGCTCGCCACCGTCAAGATCCGGGTCGACGACGCGGCGCTGTCGCGGCTGAAACTCAACAACCTCGACGTCAAGGTCAACCCGACGATCCCCGAAGCCGCGCTGCGCCGGGTGCAGGGCCAGCTCGACAAGCTCACCGCTGACCGGGTCGTTCGGATCCGCGCCGACGTCGACACGCGGGTGGGTGCGGCGGAGATCCGCAACCTGATCCAGCGGCGCACGGCCCGTATTGGCGTGGACGTCGATACGCGCGTCGCCGCGGCTGATCTGGCGAACCTGACGCGGACCCGCACCGTCAACATCAACGCGAACGCCCGTACCGCAGACGCTCGCCTGCAGCTCGACCGCCTTGCTCGTGACCGGCACGTCAATCTCGATGTTGGCCTGGGCGGCGCCGGTGGCGCCAGCGGCGGCATCGGGGCGCTGTCGTCCAGCATGTCCAAGCTCGTCGCCGCCGCCGTCGGCGCGGCGCCCACCCTGGCCAGCCTCGGCGAGTCCCTGATCCAGATGGGGCCTGCTGCGGCCGTTGCTGTGCCGGCCGTCCTCGGCCTGGCGACGGCATTCGCCGCCATCAAGATCGGCACGGCCGGGATCAGCGACGCGTTCAAAGCCGCGTTCCAGCCGGCGGTCAAGGGTGCGGCTGGCGCACTGTCCGGCGCCAAGGCCGTGGAGAGCGCGGAGCGGTCCCTGGCGAAGGCTGTGCAGGCGGAGAAGGACGCGGAAGTCAACGCCGCAGCCGCCCGGGTGCAGGCCGCGCGCGCTGTCGGCGATGCGCAGCAGAACTTGAAGAACACCTACCGGGACGTCGCGGACGCCAACCACCAGGCCGCCGAGTCCCTGGCCGCAGCCGAACGCGACCTGACGAACGCGCAGCGAGCCGCGAAGCAGGCGCAACAGGATCTCACTCAGGCCCGCAAAGACGCGGCGATGAGTCTGGAGGACCTGAACAACAGCCTCACCGACTCCCAGCTCTCCCAGAAGCAGGACACCCTCAACCTGCAGGACGCCGAGGCCAAGCTGGCTGCGGACCGTGCGGCCGGCCTCGACACGAGCAGCGAGCAGTACCAGAAGGACGAGCTGGCCCGCGATCAGGCCGCGCAGGCGTTGAAGGAGCAGACCACCCAGACGCAGCGGCTGTCGGATCAGGCTGCGGACGCCAACAAGAAGGGCGTCGAGGGGAGCGATCAGGTTGCGGCGGCGAAGCAGGGCGTTGCCGACGCCAACCAGACGGTCTTGGACTCTGAGCAGAACCTGGCCGACGCCCAGGCCGCAGCGACCAAGGCGCAGACGGATGGGTTGCAGCAGATCGCGAAGGCGCAGCGGGACCTTGCCGACGCGCAGGCAGCCCAGGTCAAGGCTGCGACCGACGGGGCGCGGCAGATTGCGGACGCGCAGCAGGCTGTTGTCGATGCGGCGAATGCGGTGGGGGAAGCGCAGCAGTCCGCGGCGTTGAAGACCGGCGGTCTCGCCGACGCCATGGCGAAGCTGTCACCGAACGCCCGGTCGTTCGTGGCCGCTGTTGTGGCGTTGCGGGGGGCGTGGACGGCCCTGCGCCTCGATGTGCAGGACCGGCTGTTCCAGGGGCTGGCGGGGACGCTGACGGGCATGGCGTCGGCTGCTCTGCCGTCCCTGCGGGTCGGGCTCGTCGGTACTGCCGGGGTCTTGAACACGATGGCGAAGAACGCGGCCAGTGCGGTCACGAACCTCGCGAAGACGGGGATGCTGCGCCGGCTGTTTGACGGGATCACCGCGGGTCTCAAGCCCCTGTCGCGGATCCCGGGTCAGTTCATCACTGCTCTGACGCAGATCGGTGTCGCTGCGGCGCCCGCTTTCAAGCGGTTGACGACTGCGGTGGGGGGCGAGGCGGACAAGATTGCGAAGAGGTTGAGTGACGCGTTCAAGTCGGGCGCCCTCACCGACAAGATCAACGGTGCGATCACCATCGCCAAGCAGTTCGGTCACCTGCTTGCGGACATCTTCGGCACCGTCGGCAACGTCATGAAAGCCGCCTCGGCCGGCGGTGGCGACGCTCTCGGCTTGCTGGGGCAGCTGTTTGCGATGCTCCGCAAGGTCACCGCCATGCCTGCGGTACAGAAGGCCCTCACCTCGATCTTCAGCGCCATCAACATGATCGCGAAGCTGCTTGCGGGCACCCTCGGGAAGGCCCTCGGACAGCTCATCATCGGGCTCGCCCCGGTCGCCGATGCGATCACGGCGGTGCTGGCGCACCTCGGGAATGTGGGGCCGCTGATCGGCGGGATCATCGCCGCGTTCAACCCGTTCCTGGGGATCCTCGTTCTGATCGCCCCACTGATCGGGCAGTTGGCGAAGCCCCTCGTCGGGCTGGTGAAGTCCGTGGCCCCGCTGCTGAACATCCTGTCGTCGTTCGCATCGGGCCTGTTCACGGCCCTCGCCCCGATCATCGGCGCGCTGATCGACGTCCTGTCGGGGGTGCTGCAGGCTGTCGCGCCGGTGCTGGCGAAGATCGCGCCGGTGATCCTCAACGTGGTGAAGGCGATGGCTGGCCCGTTGGCTCAGGTCATCCGGGCGTTGATCCCGGCGATCGGGCCGCTGCTGGGCATCCTCACGGCGATGGACTTGGCGATGCTGCCGCTGGCCCCGCAGTTGATGAAGCTGATCCCGCCGATCGCCCAGTTGACGGTGGCGTTGCTGAACCTGACGGTGCAGGTGCTGACGCCGCTGCTGCCGCTGATCACAGGTCTGGCGTTTCTGCTGTCGACGGTCCTGTCGGGGGCGCTGTCGATCCTCGTACCGGTGATCAACACGGTGGTGGGGTGGATCACGGTGTTCACCAACGCGATCACCGCGTCGGTCAAGTGGATCGTCGACAAGTTCACCGAGCTGTACGACATCCTCGTCGGCCACTCGATCATCCCCGACCTCGTCAAGGCGATCATCAGTTGGTTCACGTTCCTGTGGACCGAGAGCAAGCGGATCTTCACGACGATGATGAACGGCATCGTCGCGATCTGGAAGGCGATCTGGACTGCGCTGCGCACCGCGTGGAACGGCTTCTGGTCCGGGTTGCAGGGCGCCTGGAACGCGGCCTGGTCGTGGGCGCGGAACTCCTTCAACACTCTGCGTTCGGGCCTGTCGAGCACCTGGTCTGGGTTGTGGAATGGCATCAAGTCCACGTTCACGTCGATCATCGGCACGGTCAGTTCGAAGATCAACGACTTTGCGTCCGGCACGAAGAAAGCCTTCTCCAGCCTCCGCGACAGCCTCGGCACCATCTGGAACGGCATCAAGGAAAAATTTGCCGCGCCCGTCCGCTTCACCGTCGGCACCGTCTACAACAACGGCATCCGCAAGATGTGGGACACCATCGCGTCCAAGGTCGGGCTGCCCCAGCTCCCCTCCATCAAGTTGGGGTTCAACGCCGGTGGTGTCGTCCCTGGGGATGGCCGGCGCGACACGGTACCGGCGATGCTCACCCCCGGCGAGCGGATTTTGTCCCTGTCGCAGGTCGCCCAGTTGGGCGGGCATCGGGCGATCGACGCGATGGTCGGCCGCTCCGACAAGCACGGCAACCACTACGGCATCGGCGGCATCGTCTCCGGCATCGGGGGCGCCGCATCCGGCGTGGTCAGCGGCGTCACCGGGGCACTGGGATCGGCCGCGGACTGGGCGAAGAACCTCGCCGTGGGCGGCCTCCAGGCTGCCGCGAAGAAGGCCATCAGCTCGGTCGTCAACCCGCTGATCAACCAGATCCCTGGGCAGGGCCCCGTCGGCGACCTGATGAAGGGCGTCCCGAAGACCATCCTCAGCGGGATCCTCGGGGTCCTCGGGAAGAAAGACAAGGACGCCACATCGTCCGGGCAGATCTCGTACAAGCCCGGCGCGGGCGTCGCCCAGTGGGCCGGCACGATCCTCAAGGCCCTATCGCTGCTCGGGCAGTCCCCGTCGTGGCTGGGCACCGTCGAACGCCGCATGAACCAGGAGAGTGGCGGCAACCCGACGGTCGTCAACCGGTGGGACTCCAACTGGACCGCCGGCACCCCGTCCGTCGGCCTCATGCAGGTCATCGGCCCCACGTTCCGCTCCCACGCCGGCCCGTTCGGGAAGACCGGGCCGTTCATGTACGGCACCAGCGTCAACCCGCTCGCCAACACGTTCGCCGGCCTCCACTACGCCCTCGGCCGCTACCACTCGCTGTCCGCCCTCAACCGTCCCGGCGGCTACGACTCCGGCGGCCTCCTCCAGCCCGGCGCCACCATGGCCGTCAACCGCACCGGGCGCCCGGAGCGGGTGTTGAACGCTGACCACACGGCGAAGCTCGACGCGCTCCTCACCAACAGCGGAGGCGCGGGCGTCACCATCCAGGCCGTCAACATTGGCGGGACGTTCGACTTCTCCAGCCCGGCAGACCGGCGCCGGGCGGCCAACGAACTCGTCGAGGAGATGAAGGAAGCGTTGCGGAACCTCGACAACAGCAGGCAGAGGGGCGGGCGGCGACGGTGAGCTTCAACTGGGGCAGTGTCCAACTCGGCCGGAACCTCCTGCGAGAGACGTTCGACGTCAACGAGCAGGGCGGGGACCGCACCCTCGACTTCGACGGGCAGGAGTCGAACCCGCCGCTGACCCGGGCCGTGCTGACGGCGACTCACGACAACATCAACGCCATGGAGGCCGACAGTCCTGTCGCGGTCACGTGGACGGACAAGCCGGAGCGGAACGGCTTCTACCAGGTCAAGGCGAACTCCTCGACGCTGACGGAGTACAAGAACGACACCGTCACCGCGGACTGGAAGGTCACCTTGTCGCGGCTGGGGGCGGTCGGCGAGGTCGACATCCAGTCCCGCCTGACGGGCGTGGTTCGCCTGAACGACTTCTCCCTCACGGGGGAGCGCTGGCATGCCCCGGCGATCGGGCACTTCGGCTACTACACCGGGGCGACGAGCCCGTCCACGATGACGCGGGCCACCAGCGACGGCACGATCACCGTGTACCGCAGCGTGCCGGCCGGAGCGTCCCCGCGGTGGGGCTGTGATCCGCTGACCTACCTCAAGGGCCGCGTGCGGGTCGCGGACACCGTGGCGGGTCTGGAGGTCGATGGGACGGAGCGGTCCCTGCCTGCGGCTGGTTGGGCGCTGTCGAACGGTCTGGTCAACGTCGTCCCGACGGCATCTGGTGGCGTCATCGACGTGCAGGCGTACACCGGCGGGGCGTGGCACTCGAAGCTGTGGAACGTCACGGTCGCCGGGTCGGGTGTCGCCGCCTGGGACTCCGCGTCGATTCTCCGTAACGACCTGGAGCACGCCATCCTGCGCCTGTCCGCGTCCCGCTCGCCGGGTCGGGTGACGCTGGATCTGGCGCTGCGGCGCGGGGCGCGCACGGTGGAGGGCTACCTGCAGTCCGGATCGAGTGCGACGTTGGCCGTGTACCTGCGGACCCTGGAGACCAACACGAGCGCCGCGGCCTCCGGGTACGTGACCGCTACCGGCAACGACGCGGACGGCAACCGGTTCGCCGCCGGATCCGCCCGATCCTTTACGGCGCACACCAACGGCGGGGTGAGCAAGGCATCGGCGACGGCCCTGGACTTCTGGCTGGGCGTTGTGGCCGGCGGAGGCAGCCCAGCATCGGGGGACGCGGCCACTGACCTGCGCAACATGTATATCGGCAGTCTGGCCGAAGCGACGTATGCGGTGAGGCGATGACGGTTCAGGAGACCCTCAACGCGCTCGGCCAGTGGGAGATCGACCTGCTGCCGACGATCCCCCGCGAGAAGCTCGACGCCCTCCAGTTCTTCGGGCACGTGGCGATCGTCCACGGCCGTGTTGACCCGGCCGTGTACGGCGACAGCCTCCTCGCCCCGGGCGTGGCCCGCTACGTCGGTGTCCTGCGCACGAACTCCCTGTCGGACGACGCCCGCACGAAGATCCCCAACGACAACGTCAAAATCGGCGGCGTCGGCATGGCGATGTGGCTCGGCGACCAGGACAACAAGGGCTCGATCATCGAGAACGCCACGACGTTCGCGACGGGCAGCCTCTTCCCCAACGTCATTCGCGGCCTGCTGCCCGCCTCCGGGGCGGTCACCGAGGGCACCTTCTATTCGGTGCCGGGCACGTACTCGGGCACGCACCAGTGGCAGTCGCCGCTGCAGGCCATCCAGTACGTGTGCGACACGATGTCCACCCCATCGGCCCCGGTGGGGTGGCGCGTCAACAACAACGGCACCCTCGACGCCGGCCCCGAGGCGAACCTGTACGTCACGACGCCGCAGGCCACGATCGTCGCCCGGGGCGACGGCCAGGACATGTCGATGCTCGGCATCCCGGGCAATATGGATCTCGATGCGGATGTGGAGGACTACACGACACGGGTGGTGCTCCTCGCGCAGGGCGACGGGGCGTCGATCGCCACCGGATCCGCGGATCTCGCGCCGGGCTCCAACCCGTACAAGGATCTGCACGGCAACGCCGTGAAGCTCACCCGCCTCGTCAGCGAGTCGGACACCACGGCGCCCAATGCGCCGGCCCGGGCGGCTCTGGCTCTGGGCCAGTACACGACGCCGAAGCAGGATCTGCGACTCAGCATCCAGGACTACGACGTCGAGGGCACGTTCAGCGTCGGGGACTACATCTACGCCTACGACCCGGACAAGGATCTCGTCGACACCAGCGTGGAGCTGGTCTTCCGCGGTCAGCGCCTGAATCCGATCAAACTGCAGGTCACGGAGATTCAGTGGGCGGTCACCGCGGACTACACGGTCGCGTACCGGGCCGCGGACGGCACGTGGACGGACATCACCGACCACATTGAGATTAACGACGCCGGGACCTACGTCACCGTCGGCGGTTTCGCCCGTCCCCTCGTCGGGGGCGGCGAGCCAGTCGGGTCCCGCCCGAACCAGGACACGTCGGTGCCTGGCGTGCCGCATCTGGTGACGCCGTTCCTGGGCGCCGCCTACCTGGACAGCCGGGGCTTCACGCGGGCGCGGGTTGCGGTGACGTGGAACGCCCCGCTGAACGTGGACGGCAGCACGATCCGCGACGGCGATCACTACGAGATCCGGTACGCAGTCGACACGGATCTGATCTACCCGGCGACCTGGAGCCAGGTCTCCCAGATCCGCTGGGAGGACATGCAGATCTGGGCACAGCCCTTCGCCGCGCCGACGGGGCAGTGGCAGACGATGGTCGTCGGCTGGGACCAGACGTCCGCCCAGCTGCAGGACTTGTCGCCGGGCATCGGCTATGACGTGCAGATCCGGGCCGTCGACTCGGTGGGGAACACGGGGGCGTGGAGCGCGACGACGACGTTCGTGGCGACGTCCGACAACATTCCGCCCTCCACGCCGGCCGCGCCCACTGTGGCCGCCAGCCGGATTGCGGTGCAGGTCACGCACACGCTGGGCGTGGCCAGCGGCGGCACGTTCAACCTGGAATCCGATCTGGATCATCTGGAGATTCACGCCCAGTACGAGCCGTCGTTCACCCCCACGGACGCGACGCTGCTGGGGAAGCTGAAGGCCAACGCTGGCATGATCCAGGCGGAGATCCCCGCGGTCGGCACCTACCAGGTGGACTCGACGGTCGCCGTGTACGTGCGGGTTGTGGCGGTGGACATCTCCGGGAACCGCTCCGGCCCTAGCGATGCGGCGTCGGCGACGGCGCTGCTGATCGACGACGCGCACATCTCCGACCTGACCGTCTCCAAGGTCACCGCCGGCACCATCCAGGCCAGTTGGGTGATGGCCGGGGAGATCAAGACCGCCGACACCGGGGCCCGAGCCCGCCTGTCCTCCGCAGGCATCGAACTCTACGACGCAGCAGGCACCAGGACTCTCTACGGGAACGCCGCCGACGGCTCGGTCACCATGGTGGGAGAGCTCCGCAGCACCCTCTCAAGCGGCTCCGCGATGGTCGTCAATCCGGCTGGCGCACCAAATCCCGAGATGCGCTTCTACTCTGCCGATGGCTCTGCCTACGCACGCATTTTCAGCAACGACCAGGCGATCACTCCAGGCCCAGACGCGGCGATCGTCATAAGGTCCAGCCCCGACGGATCGAACGTTGCCGGAATGATGTACACCCGAACTGTTGGCGTGCGCGTTGGCATGACGAAGTTTTCCAACGGCTACTACAACGCTGGCGGATACCTCGATACGAGCAGTACGCACGGTGAGGTCGGCTGCCAGGACGAACTTGGCGGCACTCTCTATTCGAAGTTTGAGGCGACAACGTCCGGGGCGAGAATCGCAGGCACGATGCGCGGCCCGTCGGGCAGCGACGACGCGATCGTGATGGGCGAGTCGGGATCGAACTCGGCGACGGTGTTCATCACGAGCTACGGGGTGACTCTTCCGTCGAATCCTCACATCGTGGCGACTATCAATTCGGTGTCGAGTTCGGGTGGCAGTTGGATCTCTGCTAGGGCCACCAGCAATTTTACGATGACGCGCGAACTGAACACGGGTTCGTGCACGGTCTCCTTCTGGGCGTGGATGCAATGAACGAATACGTGATCAAGTCGGTTGGGTTCGACGGCCGCAACTGGGTCGTCAACTACGACGCGCCTGACGGAACCCCGTGGGCCCACAGTTTCCCCGTGGGGAATCTGGAAACCCTGATGGCCGAGTATGGGCTCGATGACCCGGCGGAGGCCCTGGACGTGCTCCTCCACGACCCGCACGCCTGGGCGTGGATCGGCACCCTTGACCCGCGCGACGACCCTGCGGCAGTCGCCGGCTGGGTCACCACGGACCTGCCAGATGCGGAGCCCGTCACCCTGTTCAACGCCCGCTCCACCACCGATGCGAGGGGCGCGCATCGGGCGCGCATTGCGGCCGTGAAGGAAGCCGGGGCGACTGCCGTAGTCGACCCCGACGGGCTCCTCGCCGAGGTGCTGTCCATGCCGCTTGACGACGCCAAGCAGCGCGACCACGCCGAGCAGGTCGACGTCTACCGCTGGCAGCTGGTGTACGGGGGGCTGCCCGACCAGACCCCGCCGCTACCCCTCGACGCCGACCCCGGTATCCCGCTGATTTCGACCTTGAGAGGCTGACCATGCCCGATCCGTCTACCACGCGCCTTGCGCTGTACAAGTCCAAGTCGGACGGCTCCGAGCTGGTCTCTTACACGCAGGACATCGGCCAGAACTGGGACAAGGTCGACACGGCTGTCGGCTTCCAGGTCGTGACGTCGTCGACACGGCCATCGGCCCCGTACCCGGGCAAGCCGATCATGCAGTCCGACACGGCCTACTCCACCTACGTGTCCAACGGCACCAGCCCGGCGTCCGGATCCTGGGTGGAGATCCCCAACAGCTCGGCCGTGTATGGCGGCCGGTTCATCAGCCTGTTCCAGGGCTCCACTGTCGCGTCGTCCCTGATGCGCCTCGCCCAGACCGGCAGCGCATCCGGGTCCCGGGCCTTCGCCACCCGCGGCGCCACAGACACTTCCGACCACTTCTTCTTCGACTTCGATGGCCGCATGCAATGGTCCGGCGGCGGCGCATCAGCTGGCGACACCAACCTCTACCGGGCGAGTGCGAACGTCCTCAAGACCGACGACGCCTTCCAGGCGGCATCGGTCGCGGGCAACAACGTTCCGTCGACCATCTTCAAGTCCGCGCTCACCGCCAGGGCCAGCAGCACAACCATCTCGAACGACCCCGACTTCATCACCACGCTAGGCGTCGGCACGTACACCTTCGAAGCCCTCTGCAAGATCACCGGTAGCGGCAACTTCAAGGCCCAGTTCGCCTACTCGGGCACCTTCGGCACCGGCGTCTACCAGGGCATCGGCTCCGACGTCTCCGGCGCGGCCGTGCTCTACAACAACGGAGGAACGATCAGTGCAGGCTCGCCCCCAGTTTGGATGACCAACGGGGGCATCTTCCAGGCCGTCATGTTCGCGGGTTCCATCGTCACCACGGCCGGCGGCAGCTTGTCGCTCCAGTGGGCACAAGGCACGTCCAACGCCACGGCAGCCAACCTCCGGGAAGGCTCCTGGTTCCGGGTAACGCAGATCGCATAGGAGACCAATGATCTACAAGATTGCCGTCCACAACGTCGAAGACCCCAACGTGTCCTCCTTCACCGTGGCCACGGTGGAGATCTCAGACGGTGGCAGCGGATCGTCCCAGCTCCCGTTCCCGACCCCGGAGCAGGTCTACGCGATCGCCGACTCGGCGGCGTCGATCCTGCAGACGGAGCAGTGGCCCCTCGCGGTGACAGTCACGCAGACCAATGCGGACACTGAGGTTCCGCGCCCCGCCTAGCCCTTGATGGGCGGCGGCTCGTCCCCGGCCGGCGCCATCGGCCGGGGGCGCGGCGGCGCCCCTTCGAGTTCGCGGACTCTGGCTTCCAGGTGCTCGATGTACCGCTGCTGCTCCTGGATCTTCGCGTCACGCATCAGGACGTCCTCGAACAGCCCCGTGGCGCGGGACCGTGCGACGAGCGCGACCGCTTCGTGGCTGACGGTGTTCGGGTCGGGCGTGGCGGGCGTGGTCATGTGGTGACTCCTGTCGGGAGGGCGGCATCACCCCGGCCGGGGATGCCGCTGCTATTCAAACCGTGGTGGCTCCACGACCAGGTGCGCCTCGGAATGTGCATGATGCGGGCCCCGGCCTGGGCGCAACCGACGGTGAACTGAAAGTCCTCGCCGAAGTGCTGCCCATCGATGAGCGCCCTGTCAGGGACGTCCTGGAAGCCCACAGCCTTGGCGAGGTCGGTGCGGACGAGCGTGGTGATCGTCGTCTGGTGCGGGGCCGCGTTGTTGAAGGGCTTCCCGAAGTGCCCGAGGGGGTCGTTGCCGGGCCACGGGCGGCCTGCCGCGTCGTGGACCATGTAGTAGGAGTAGACGTACTGGGCCCGGTAGATGTGCGCTCCGGCGGCGAGGACCCGCAGGTGCTCGGGGTAGAACCAGTCGTCGCTGTCGAGGAACGCCACCCATTCGGTGCGCACGGCGTCCAGGGCGCGCTGCCGGGTGACGGCGGCGCCGGCCCCGGCGTAGTCCACGGCGACGCTGATGTCCGCCGCAGGGTGCAGCTGGGCTTCCACGCTGGCCGCGGCCCGGTCAAGCATGCCGTTCGCCACCCGCGCCGGATGAGCGGGAATGCAGACGGTGATGTCGAGGTGCTGGGTCATCTGTCAGCCGCCTCCTGCCAGGAGGTGTAGTCGTGGAGCTTGGCGGTCGCTTCCAGGCAGACCATCGCCGCTGCAAAGTGGGCCTGGGCCACGGCGACGCGCGCCATGGCCTTGCTGTCGTAGTTGACGTTCACGTCCACGCAGGCCAGTTCCCGCTTGCCCGCCTTCAGGTGCTCCGGGCCGGTCATTCCGCCACCGCCTTGAGGGCCCGCTGGATGCCCTCGTCGAGGCCGACGCGGGGTTCGTAGAAGCCGAGCATCCGCTGGTTGTCGCACACCCGGTGGTGGACGCCCTGTGGGGCCGCCGGCAGGTGCTTGATCTGCGGCGAGTACCCGGCGGCATCGGTCACGTAGGACGCGAGGTCGTTGAACGTCGTGGCCCGCCCCCAGCCGAGGTTGACCGGGCCCGTGACGCCCTGCTCCAGCCCGGCGAAGACGGCGCCGACCAGGTCGTCGATGTGGATCCAGTCGCGGGTGGACCGTCCGTCGCCCCAGATCTCGAACGGATCCTCCCTGCGGGCGGCCCGGCCGATGAACGCCGGGAACGGGTAGCAGTCGTCCTGGTCCTCGCCGTAGCCACTGAAGGGGCGCGGGATCAGTAGGCGGCAGCCCTCCGCGTCCGCATACCGGGCCAACTGCTCCCCGGTGAGCTTCGCCAGCCCGTAGGTGGCGTCCGCGGGCCGCAGGTTGTCGAGGTCGATGTCCGACTCGCGGAGCCGGCGGATCGGCCCGGGCTGCTGGAGCTCCACCGGGTAGGCGGCGCTGCTGGAGAAGTAGACGGCGCGCGGGGTTTTCGACTTGACGAGCCACCGCATGTACCAGGCGTCCAACGCCAGGTTCGTGGCCACGGCAAGGGGGCTGCCGTCGATGGCGGCCCGGCCGCCGATGTTCGCCGCACAGTGGATCGCCAGGTCGTTGCGCTGCTCCGCGTACTGGAAGAACGTCAACGCGTCCATGCGCTTGACGCCGGGGGCTTCGCGCAGGTCGATGGCGATCACGTCGTCGCCCCGGTCCAGGAGCGCCCGGTGCAGGTGGCGGCCCACGAACCCGGCAGCGCCGCTCAGGAGGACTTTCATCACTGCCCCCAGTAGGCGTTGAAGTCGACCACGTAGAGGCCGCCGTTCTCCTCGGACCAGCAGACTGTCAGGTCAGCCCCAAGGGAGGTCGTCAGCTTCATCGGCTCCCAGCGGAAGCCCGTCCTGCGGGCCTGCTCGGTGAGGACTTCGAGCACGTGCGACAGTTCCGCCGCCTCGTCGTCGGTCATGTAGGCGGTCATCGCTGCTCCCCGAGTACGACTTGGAACTGCCCGACGGTCTCGTGCCGGACGACGGTGAACCCGCCCTGCTCGATCAGCGCTCGGTATCCGTCCTGGTCGAAACCCCAGGCGTGACACTCGTCGTGCGACTCCGGGGTCTCGTTCCACGGGGAGGAGGCGATCAGGTAGTCAGATCGGGTGCCGATCCACCGGACGACCTCGTGGGGGTCGGCCAGGTGTTCCAAGACCTCCGTGGTCACGCTGATGTCTCCGAGGGCAACGTTCGGCCTGTCCGCCCCGAATACGTCGGCTCGGTAAGCCCGAACCCCTCGCTCTCGCCAGCCAGCCTCGTTTGACGGCTGGAAGTCGTAGCCCCACGAGTAGAGGCCCGAGACGCTGTTGAGCAGGGACAGGAGGCCTCCGTCGCCGCAGCCCAGATCGGAGAGCCTCACGATGTCGTCCCGTGACGACACGCATTTCTGCAACGCCTGGATCGCGAACTCGGCAGCTTTCTCCAGCCGGCCGCGGTGGATGGGCTGTTCGAGGTGCGGGGCCCGCTCCCGGTGCCGGTGGAACTCCGGGGTGCTGACGTGCGGGGTCTCGCCGTCGGGGAAGAACCGGTACTCAGCCATGGGTCAGTCCCCGTTCCGGTCGTTGATCAGGTACGACTGCGTGTCCTGGTCCCAACCGAGGGCGAGCACGTTGCCGTCGATGCCGAGTTGGCCGTTGCCGTAGGGCATCAGGTCCACACCGGTTTCCTTGGTCATCTCGCTCATTGCGTCGAGCGCGGCTGCGACCTTGCGCATCTGCTCGGAGGTCAGGTTCAGGGGAGCGCTCACGAGGTCGCCTCCTTGTGCTCGTCGGCGATGTGGCGGTCCATCTCGCGGTTGGCGGCCTCCTGGCTGTGCAGGTCGCGTCCCACCCAGCCTTCACAGTTCAGGTCGCCCCAGCAGCGCCAGCCCCACATCTGCTTGCCGTGATCGTCGATGTGCGTGAAGAGCTGGGGCGGCTCGTAGGCGTCCGGTCGCGTCTGCTCAGCCACGGCGGTACTCCTTGATCTGCCGGACCCAGTCGGGGAGCGTCTCGGCCTGCCACTGCTCGAACACGGCGCGGTCGGCGTCCATGAGCGCGTCGGTGTTGCACTCGGCGTAGCCCGCGTCCCAGGCGGCCTTTCCGGCGATGGGGTGCTGGTGTTCGACGACAACGTCCGGCAGGTACGTGATCGCACCGAGCGCGTTGCCGATGGCGAGCCACGCGTTGTCGATCCACAGGTGGACGATGCCCGGCGGCACCATGTGCCCGGTCGCCAGGACGATGTCCGACGTCATCGCCACCTGCGTGGGGAGCGCCTGCCCCTGGATCAGGTCATTGCCGTACACGAGACCCGTGCCGAGGCGGCCCAGCTCCTGCATGTAGGCCGTGTCCCAGCCGCGGGTACGGGGCCGGTGATCGTCCCCCATGAACGCGACAGCCTCGCCGCGGGCCGCCCACTTGGGCCCGGCGACGTTCAGGGTGCCGCCGAGACGCAGCCGGGGCCCGGTCTCCAGCCGGAAGAACGGCTCGTCGAACAGCCGGTCGGCCAGCGTCTGGTAGCCGGGGAGCTCCGGGTCGTCGAGGTCGACACAGGCGACGAGCCGAGTGTCCCCGTCGCACGTCTCCTCAAAGGACGACCACAGTTCGGCGAGGTTCTGGGGCCGGCCACGAGTCGGCACGATCACGGTCAGCATGGCGGCTCCCGGTCGGTCGGGGTGGTAGCGGCGGCCAGCAAGTCGTTGAGGCGCTGGACCTCACGCATCCACTCCAGGACGGAATGGGTTGAGACGTGTGCTTCGATGCGAGCTTCGACTCGGGTCGCGCGCTGAAGCATCGCCCGTCCTACGAGGGGCGCAACGAGGTCAGCGAAACCGGTGAAGCGCGGCGGCTCGGCTGCGAGTTCGGGCGCGGTTCGGTAGCCCATGACGGGGTGGTAGGCGGGATCGTCGGCCGCCGGGTTGCGGACGATCTGGAGCGCTTCGTCTGCCGTCGGATCGGGTTCATCGTGATGCCAGCCGCAGTCGGGGAGCGGGCACAGGTAGCGGGTGGTGGGCGTCACGTGAGGGCCTTCTTCCAGTCGTCGCCGTGCTGTTCGATCGTCCAGTCGGCTGCGCGCTCGCGGGCGTTGGCGCCCATTTCGGCCCGCATGTCGGGGTCCTCGACGAGGGCCCGCAGGTGCTTGCCCCACTCGTGGTCCGAACGGACCAGGAACCCCGTGACGCCGTGCTGCACGAACTCCGCGTAGGGCCCGTAGTCGGACGCGACGACAGGGATGCCAAGGAACGCAGCCTCGACGACGCGGAGGGGGCTCTTGCTGGCGTTGAAGCGGTGGGCCCGCAACGGCGCGAGCATGATGTCGTAGTCGATGGCCCGCCAGTAGTCCGGGACGGACTCGGTCCAGCCGGTGACGCGGACCCGCTGCCGGGGCAGCCGGAACTCCTGGCTGTAGTCGGCGCCCATGACGTGGAACTCCACCCAGTCCGGGGCCCGGTCGAGGTAGCGGCGTACTTGCTGGCCGCATTCCTGCCAGTCCATGCGGTGCGTGGACGAGCCGCCCCAGCCGATGACGACACGGCCGGCGCGATGGGGCCGCTGGTGGTCCAACAGCCAGCGCGGCAGGTAGTTGGGCAGGACGTGGACGTTCGCGTTGAGGGGGCGGATCAGGTCGGCCAACGGCTCGGTGGTGACGGTGACAGCGTCGGCGACCCGGATGTTCGCGTCGAGGTTGGCGCGGACCTGGGGGTCGCCGAAGAACGCGTGGGCGCGCTCGGACTGGTGCTCGATGTCCCACAGGTTGTCGTCGATCTCGAACACGAGCCGGGGCCGGTGCTTGCGGCGGGCGAGGGTCTGCCACATCTCGGTCGGTCCGGCCAGGCAGATCCGCTGACCGATGAGGGTGCGCGGGAGCCGGTTCGTGTCCAGCCGTTCGGACCAGCCGGTGCGCAGCCCGTGCTCCCGCAACTCGGTGAGCGGCGTCATGATCCGGATATGGCCGCAACCGGTACGGTCCGCCAGCCAGCCGTACACGTCCAGGGGGGGCAAGTTGGCCTGAAGCTCTGCCGCCATGACGCGAGCGGCTCTCCGGCGGTCGGTCGGATCGCTGAAGTCGAACTCCTGGACGGCACTCACGAGGGCCGCCCTTCCTGGTTGATGATCGAGTTCCCGTGGCTGCTTGCCGGCGCTACTCCTTCGCGCCGGGCGCGGGTCAACCAGCCGCGCACTGTGCCCGAGGCGACGCTGTGCTTTTCCGCCATGGCCTGCGCGGGGTTTCTGTTGCCCGTCACCTGAAGCTGCACGTACTCGCGCGCGACGCTCGCCAGAAAGACGAGGCTCCGACGCCGACGGAGGGCATTGCCTCTGAGCGCTCCGTCAAGCTCGGGGAAGAGCCGACTGACCAACGCTTCCGGCTCAAGGTCGCTCGTTCCGTCCAGGTATGAAGTCAGTGCCTGTGCGGCGAGATCCTCTAGCCGGGCGAAGGGGGTGCTGTTCAACTGGAAGGCCCAGTTGCGGGGGCCTCCCATGTCGGTGGGGTTGCGGCGGACTTCGACTCCGTCCAAGCGTGCTCGCGGATCTAGGTCGTAGGTGAAGGTGACCGTGTCCTTGCCGTCATTGGCGAGGAGCGTGACGTGAGCTTGTTCGCCGTCGTCGCTGATCACGACGGCGGTGGTCAGCGGGGCAGTCATGCGGCACTCCGAAACTCGGTGTGCGCGTCGCGGGCATGCTTCAAGCCAGCGATAAAGCTCTCTAGCTCGTCAGTGAGCAGGAACCACTCGCCGCCTACGCGGAGATGATCGAACCGGTGGTGTAGCCATTGCTCGTTGCTCTCGCCGGCGCCGGGGATTGTGGCCAGCAGTCGCACGGGACCCACGGTCATTCCCTCGATCATGCATGATCCGGCGCTGATGGCTTTGATGCGCTTCTCAAGATCGCACGAGTATCCGATCTTGACGAATCCGTCCCGTTCGACGAAGTAGACGAGCGACCTTGCCTGACGTTCCGCCCTGCGCTTCAAGCTGTTGGCATACGCGACGCCCTTAAGGGCGGACTCCGCCACTTCCTTCACGGCCTCGTCGTGGCGATCCCGGGGAAGGCGGATGGCATTCTCAATCGAGTCGAGGAGCATGTTCTTGTGCTGCCAGCAGACTGTGAGGTAGGCGAGGAACGGAGTGCCCTCTCGGCGGCAGCGCTGGCCATCGCTCACTGGCCAGTTGCAACGCTGGGCGCTCACCGCCCTTCCTCGTTCCGCGTGTGCTGCTCGTTCAGTTGGGCCGCACGCCGGTCCGGTTCCCGGTCGTCTTCCTTGGGCGAGTTCACCCGCGCCGCCCGCTTGGCGTCGCCGATGGCAACCTTGTACCCGTGCAGGTAGCCGGACGGGTCCGGGTGTTGTGCGTCCATCACCTCGGGATGCGTGGGCAGGCTCCGGACCTTGGTGAGCGCGCTGTCGTACTCGCTGGCCTGCTGCGCGTGTTCGCAGGAGTCGATGTGCGGCGGCCAGCCTTCGGTGAGCCATGCGGGTGCAACCCCGTGATCCGTCCAGCCGCAGTGCTTCTGCCCGATCTCGTAGCCGTGCCGCGCCCAGTTCCGGGCCTCGTCCAGTAGACCCTGCGCCGAGCCGACGACGTCGATGGACTCGTCGTCCGGGATCCCGAACGCTTCACACAGGGCTGTGCGCATCCAGCCGATGAGCTCCTTCAGTCTGCCGATCTCGTTGCGGAGGAGCTCTGCCTCTCTGCCGTCGGACGCCGCTGCCGGCTGGTCCGTGCCGACGGCTTCGCGGACGCGCTCGATGATGCGCTCCAGGTCGCGGACCTGTTCGGCTACGGTCTGCGGCGGCGCGGGCTCCGTGATGCCCTCTTCCGGCTCGCTGTAACCGGGGCACCAGCCGGTGCCATCGGAGCGATCGTGGGCGTCATGCGGCGAGCCCATTCCCGGGAAGTAGCAAGGCTTGCTCTGGTCTTTCATGGTGCCTCCGCGTGCGGGCGGGGTGTGCGGGTTAGGGGCGGCGGACCGGGACCCGCACGGCCGGGTCCGCCGCCGGGTCGGAGTCCGGACGACCCAAGGCACAGCGTAGCCGTTACCTTTGAATTGTGGGCAGAACCCCTACGGAAAGCTACGATTCGTAGGAGTAGCACCCCGAATGCAGGGAGAACCCGCATGACCGCCGCCCACCCCCGCCGCTACGGCCGCAAGCCCCCCAAGCGGGCCCGAGCGCTACAGCTCTCCCACTTCCTCACCGGTGTCGTCCCCGCCCACCCGGCCGCAGCGGACTACCTCGCCCGCCTGGGCGGCGGCTGGCAGATGCTCGGCAACGACGCCGCCGGGGACTGCGTCGCCGTCACCTGGGCGAACTTCCGCCGCCTCATGACAGCCCTCGTCACAGGCCGCGAGGTCTACCCGACGCAGGACCAGGTCTGGGCGGTCTACAAGACGCAGAACCCCGGGTTCGACCCGGCCGGCTCCGCCGACACGAACGGGCCGGGCTCCAGCCACGACCAGGGCATGGACATCCAGACCCTGTGTGAGTACCTCGTCAAGCACGGCGGCCCCGACGGCGTGAAGGCCCTCGGGTTCGCGCAGGTCAACGCCCACAACACCGAAGAGGTCAAGGCTGGCATCGCCCTCTTCGGCGGGGTGTGGGTCGGCATCACCGTCCAGGAGATCAACCAGCAGCAGTTCTCCGAGGGCAAGCCGTGGGACTACTCCCGGACGTCTCCGGACGAGGGCGGCCACTCCGTCCTCGGCGGCGGCTACGGGTCGGGGGGTGCCGGGCCGCTCGGTGGAGACGAGAAGTTCATCACCTGGGCCGAGGAGACCTCGTTCACCGACGCCTTCTGGACGCACGAGACGGGCGAGGTGTGGGTCGTCATCTGGCCCGAGCACCTGAAGGACGCCGCGTTCCTGGCCGGCGTCGACATGCACGCCTTCGCCGCTGCCTACACGGTCATCACCAACGGCAAGCCGTTCCCGGTCGTCATTCCGCCGACTCCGGCGCCGACTCCGGCCCCGACGCCGGGCGACGTCGACAAGGCCATGGCCGCAGCGGCGAAGACCTGGCTCACCGCGAAGGGACTGTCGTGACTGTCTACGGCATAGACATCGCCTCCTACCAGGCGACGACGTTCAACACGACGAACCTCGGCTTCGTCATGGTGAAGGCCACGGAGGGCACCGGGTACGTCAACCCGCATCACGACGCGCAGATCGCCTACGGCCGCAGCCACAACCTGATCCCCGGGCACTACCACTTCCAGCGGCCCGGGTCCCCGACGGCGCAGGCCGCGTTCTTCCTGCAGCACGCCCGCCCCCAGGCGGGCGACATCCTGGCCTGCGACTGGGAAGACCAGGGCGTCTCCGACGACGCGAAGGACGCGTTCATCCGTGCCGTTCGTGCCGCACATCCGCATCTGCGGACGCTCCTGTACTGCGACCTGTCGTTCTGGCTCGACCGGGACCGGACCGGGTTCTACGGGGACGGGCTGTGGATTGCCGACCCCGAGGCCGCCATCGGCCACCCCCGCGTCACCGCGCCGTGGACCATGCACCAGTACGGCATCCAGGGCACCGACCGGGACGTCGCCAACTTCCCGGACCTCGCGGCGATGCGCGCCTGGGCCAACGGCACGAAGCCGCCGGCACCGAAGCCGAACCCCAAGCCGCTCGTCGCGGCCAAGAGCGTGCGGCTGCACGTCGCCGTGTGGGCGGCCACCCACTCCGCTGTCGACGAGCGGCGCTACCCGCAGAACGAGCCCGAGACCTACGCCATCCAGCGGGCCCTCGTCGCCAACAAGCACCTCACCGCAGGCCACTTCATTCCGGGGATCTTCGACACCCCCACCCTGCTCGGCTACAAGGCCGAGCAGGAGGCGCAGGGCTACCGCGGCAAGGCCGCCGACGGCATCCCCGGCCTCAAGTCCCTCACCCACCTCGGCAGGCAGCACGGCTTCACCGTCGCCGCCTAACCCTCACCCACAGAAACGGAACCCGCCATGAAGATCCTCGGAAGAGAACCGGTGTACTGGCTCACCGCCGTCGCGGTCCTCCTCAAGCTCGTCGCGGCCTACGGCATCGACGTCTCCGACAACCAGCAGGCCACGATCAACGCCGTCCTGGCCGCGGCCGTCGGTATCGCCTCCGCCGTCGTCCTCAAGAGCGGGGCCCTCGCAGCGGCGATCCTGAACTTCGGGCAGGCAGGCATCGCCTTGTTCGTCGCGTTCGGTCTCAACATGGACGCCCACCAGCAGGGCCTCATCATGTCCGGCATCGCCACCGTCCTGGCGCTCGTCCTGCACGAGCAGGTCACCGCGCCGGTGCCGACGGTGCCGCTGGAACAGAGGTCTGCGGTCAAGTCTGTGCAGGGCGTCTGAGGTGCGGGCGGTGGTCCGCACGGTCGCCCGCCGGGTGGGCCACCGCGGCGCGCTCCTCATCCTCCTCGGCACCATCGCCCTGCTGTACGGGATCAGCCTCATCACCACCCCGCCACTGCCCCATCCGCTCGGCCTGCACCTGCTCCTCGGCGTGATGGGACTCCACGGGTGGGGCGGCACCCTCGCCGCTGCCGGTGTCGTCGCGATCCTCTGCGCCCCGCTGAAGCAGGGACGGGACTGGCCCGGCTTCGCCGTCCTCGTCCTCGTCTGGCTCCCGTGGTCGCTGAGTTTTCTCGTGTCGTGGTGGCCCGCTCACGAGAACCCCCGCGGCTGGGTCTCCGCGCTGGTGTTCGCCGCACTAGCCGGAGTCCCAGCTGTCGGGGCCGGATGGGAAGAGCCCGAACCACGAGCGCGAGCGACCGATCAGCTACGGAGCACGAGATGAACTGGACGACGATCATCGTCTCCGCAATGGCCGCTTTCGGGAGCACGATGGTCGGTCGCGCCGCCAAGCGCACCCCCCGCCAGGAGAAGCGCGACGATTTCGAGAAGGTCACGCAGCGCCTCGACAAGGACATCGAACGCCTGGAAGGGCGCATCAGCAGGCAGGACATGCAGATCTCCGGGCAGACCTCAGCGATCGGCTACCTGTCGGGGTGGGTGCGGACGCTGGTGCTGTTCACGCGGGCTCAGGGCCTGGAGCCGCCGGCGCCGCCGTTTGTCCCGGACGACGCCAAGCCCTACCTCCACAACATCGGAGTGTGAGTCATGCCGCTTCCCGGGGATGTGCCGACGTTCACGCTGGTCGCCGACTTTCCGCCGTTGTCGCCGGATGGGGCGGAGCGGCAGGGGTCGTTGACGTTCACGCCGGTGCCGCCGATCCTCGCCGACGCGGATGCCGTGTTCCTGGGGGTGGAGAACGCGACGCTCAACGCGTCCGGGTCCATGTCCAAGGAACTGGCCGCGAACGACGCGTTCGATGAGCCGTTCGTGTGGCGGGTCGACGGGAACATCGACGGGCAGCCGCCGTTCTCCGTGAACATCTCCGTCCCGGCGTCGGCTGGCACCGTGAACCTGGGGGCCGCAGCGGAGTTCGAGGCGCTCCCCCCGACTACGTGGTGATCCTCGGCCCGCAGGGACCGGAGGGACCAGCCGGGTCAGGCGGTGGCGCCGGTACCCCGTCGCCGACCGTCGTGGCCGGCACGTCGTTCGGAGCGTCCTCAACGGCTGGCGTCGCCACGGCCTATTCGCGCGGCGACCACTCTCACGGGACGCCAGCCGCGCCGACGAAGAGCAGCGTCGGCTTGGGCAACGTCGACAACACGAGCGATGTCAGCAAGCCCGTCTCGACCGCGACTGGCGTAGCGATCGGAACGGTCTCCAGCGCCGTTTCCACGCACACCGCAGCGTCCACGTCGGTGCACGGCATCGCCGACACGTCGGCGCTCGTCACCACCACGGACCCGCGCCTGACGGACAACCGCACCCCGTCCGGTACGGCCGGCGGGGACCTCGGCGGCACGTTCCCGAACCCGTCCGTTGCCAAGGTCGCCGGGGCCACGGTCAGCGGCACCCCGGCCACCGGGAAAGTCCTGACGGCGACCTCGGGCAGCGCCGCGTCGTGGCAGTCCCCGTCGGGTGGCGGGGGTGGCGTGTCGATCGTGTCGCAGGGTGATGACCGGATCGACCTGGAGATCGTGACGCTGGTCAACTCGGGGACGTGGACCGTGGTCCGCACCTCGGGAGGCGTCGCGATCGGGAAGTCCGTGAAGGCCGCGGCCGGGGACCGCATCCTCGTCGCCCCGTCGTTCATGTACGCGGGGACGCAGTACGAGCTGGATCTCGCGGTGATGGGCTCGGACGGGACGAGCATCACCCGGTACGCGGGTTCGTCCGGATCGGGCACGACGCCCGGTGCGGAGGGGTACGCGCCGCTGTACACGCAGGCCACGAGCTTCCCGCACATCACCGGTCCGATCATGTTCACGGTCGCCCCGGGCGAGGTCGACGGGTCGGGCCTGTTCACCGTGAACCTCGCCTACCACGCGCCGAGCCTGTCGGGCACGGACCAGCACATCTACGCCGGCGCCGGATACATCGCCCGCTGGCTCATGCTCAACATCGGCCCCGAACCCGCCTGACCCCGAACACGCGACCGCCCCTGTCTGGCCATCGGGCCGGACAGGGGCGGTTCGCTGCGTTGCGGGGGTTAGCGCTGGTGGACGTTGGTGGTGGATTTGCCGAACCACCGGTTCTCCTGGTGGACGTGCGTCTCGTTGTGGATGCGGGGCCGGCGGGCGACGAGGCCCGGCAGGGTGCGGGCGGCGACGACGAAGCAGGCGAGCCACAGCATGGTGCCGGTGCCGACCGCGGCGAACTCGCCGACGACCTGGGCGGCTCCCCAGCCGGCCCCCGCCGCGAGGGTTCCCCCTCCGATGCCGGCGCCGAGCATGCGCTGCGCGACGGGGTCCAACAGGGGCTGGGGGGTGAGGTCGCGGGGCTGGTAGACGGCGGGGGCCTGCGCGTATTGGGCGGGGATGGCCACGGACCGGTTGGGGTCGTAGGGGTCGGGCACGAACACGATCGGGCCGGGGCGGTACATCTCGATGGGCTGGTGGATGGGGATGGGCTGGTAGGTGGGCTGCCCGGTCGTGGCGGGCCGCCGGTCGGGCAGCGACATGGTGTTCTCCTAGATGGTGGCGGGGGTCTTGCTCGTGGCGGTCTTCGCGGTTTCGGGGAGTTGCATGTACCAGGCGCCGCCGATCGTGGCGCCGCCGTGGATCTTCCGTTCGTGGGCCTTGAGAGCAGCCGACGCGGTCTTCGCGTCGCGATACCTCGGCTTCTCGCCCTTGCCGCACGGGCACTTCCAGCCCATGAGCCCGGACCGTTTGTCGGGGCCGAAGCGGGCCTGACGGGCGACCACGGCCCGGCTGACCTTCACCTGGGACGGCTTCGCGTCGCACGACTTGGAGCCGGTGAGGAGTCCCTTCTTGTCGTGGGTGGCGATGGTGCCGGTGCCGTGGCATTTGGCGCATCCGGCGTGGGTGGTGCGGAGGATTGCCGCGTCCTTGCGGGTGCGGACCGTGGCGCGGTGTCCTTCGGCCTGGCGGGCGATGAACAGGGCCAGCCACACGGCCATCCGCTCAGGGAACGTCCTGCCGTGGGGGCGGACGGCGAGCCGCTTGCCTGCGGACGGCTTGCGCCGGGCGGGGGTGCGCTTGACGGGCTTCCGGCGGGGCGTCGGCCGCTTCTTGGCTGGCATGATCGGTGACCTTCCTCTCTACGTCACATATTCGGATCAATTGGGCGTCTCAGGGGCGTCTTGTGGCCGTCTTGAGGGCGTCTCACCTGCGACTTCATGACTGTGGCGAGACGGCCTCAAGACGGCCCCCGGACGGGGTGAAGACGCCCCCGAGACGGGGGTCAAGACGGGGCAAACAGGGCGGCGGCGGCCTGGTCGACGAACCGCCGCTCCCACCCGCGGGCCTGCTTCCCGTCCACGTACTCCTTGCTGGACTTCGCTGCCGGCACCAGCTCCGCGAGCAGGGCCTGCAGGCGGGCGCTGTCCTCCTCGGCCCCGGCCGCGACGATCACGGCGGTCGGCAGCCAGGCTGCCTGCCGGTCATCGAACAGCCGCAGCAGGACTGCGATCTTCGGGGCGCGCGGGTCGTCCAGTCGGTCCAGCCGATCGGCGACACTCTCCGCCGCGCGACCGTCCCGGGTGATGACGTGCAGCAGATCAGCCGCGGCCAACGAGTCGTAGTCGAACCACGGCCGGCCCGCCGCTTTGCGGTCCTTGACGGCCTGCCGGATCTGGTCGCGGTCGAAACGGTTCCAACGCCATTGGATGGGGCGCAGGAACCCGGGGCCCTGGATGTAGAACTTGCCCGCGTCGTACACCCGCTCGTCGTCCACGGCGGGCCGCAGCCGGTCCGGCCGGTAGCCGGATGCGGACGCGCCCTTCCCGAAAACCAGAAGGATGTCCTCGCTGCGGGACGCCAGCAGAACGCGGTAGGTGACGGCGCTGGCGATGGCATCACCGAGGGCGTCCTTGGTGGCCTCCTGCGCGGCGAAGATCAGGTGGACACCGGTTTCGCGGCCAATCCGCAGCAGCTGGATGGCCAGCTCCTTGGCCTCGTCGGGCAGGAAGATGAACTCGTCGACTATGCCGTAGATCGTGGGGTCCTCCGGGGAGGGCTCCCACAGGTCGCCCATCTCCTTCCGCGTCTTGATCTTGTTGCGGGCGGAGGCGATGTCCACCAACTGCTGCAGCCGCTCCGTGCACGCCTTGCCACCCCGGATCGGCGGCAGCGCCATCGCGTCCGCGAACTCGGTCAGACCGTCCTTGACGGGGTCCATCTCGATGGCGATGGCGTCCCGGCACGCGGTGATGGCCTCAGCGATGCAGCGCAGCGCACCCTTCGTCTTCGCGGCCCCGGATGAGCCGATGACGAGCATCGACATGCCGCGCAGCCGGAACTCCAGCGGCGCCCCGTCCATGCCCCGCCCGTAGACGGCGACGTCCCGGACGGACAGGGAGTTCGGGGCGTGCACGGTCGGGCGGGGCATGTCGTCGAACGGGTCGGAGGTGACCAGGCGCAGCACGACGTGCGCGGCCTTGCCCGGGTCGGGTTCGATGAGAGTGCCGCCCTGCTGAATGTCGAAGTGCGAGTCAAGCTGTTCGGCGGCAGCGTTGACACGGCCCGGGGTGGAGCCCTTGAGCTGCAGGTCGATCTCCCAGCCCCAGCCGCGGTTCCCAAGGACGGTGATGGAACGAGTGTCGATGCCCTCGGCTTCCAGCGCCCGCCGCACACAGTCCTGGACCTGCTGCCCGTCCTTGCACCAGGCGAGGGGGAACGGCTCCTCACCGTCGTCAATGTCCTCCGCCGCGACGATCTCGGTCGGGCCCAGTTTGGCGTTCAACCGGTACCGCCCGTACAGGGTCAGGGCGGCGCCCGCGGCGATCGCCTCGACGGTGGGGGCGGTGGCCAGCGCCTCCAGAGTGCCGAAGCCGGCGCCCTGGTCGAGACCCCACCACGCCAGGAGGTCGGCGACCGTGAGGCCGCCGGCGAGCTTGCCGAGGAAGCCCCACCGCTGGTGCCGTGTCTGGTGGACCTTCGCCCACTTGGGGCCGTCCATGCCGCCGAGACTCTCGATGTGGTCGTGGGCGCGGACGTACCGCCAGCCGAGGATCGTGGACGCGGCGAGGCCGTGGCACAGCCACCGGGTGACGGCCCAGCCGCCGCGCCCGGTCGCACCGGCCGCGACGATCGCGGCAGAGCCGGTCCGGGTGAGGACGGGCCGCCGGTACGGCACGTACTCGATCATGCCGGGGGCGAGGTCGTCCTCGTCGGCCGCCGGCTTGGGAGCGTCCTTGGTGAGGTCGATCGTCGGCTGCTCGATGACCTCGCCACGGATCGTCTGCGGGGGCTTCGTCGTGTCGTCGAGGGGCTTCATCCACTCGGGCACGTCGAGGTCGCCGTCGTGGTGTGCATATCCGTTGATAGTCATGGGTCAGGCGTCCTTCTGCGCGGTGTTCTGGCGGGCGGTTTCGGCTGCCGCGACCTTCGCGGCGGGGTGGTAGGGGGCGGTGTCGCCGGGGGTTCGGCGGGGCGGCGTGCCGCCGTTGAAGCGCCGTCCGTCGGGGGCGTTCGGGTCCCGCTTCTCACGCGGTGACATTTGGGAATCGACCAGTGACTTTCCGTCGTCCGCGACCGCCTCCCGGCGGGCCTGCGCAGCCCGGCTCAGCTCGTCGATTTCGGCCCGCATCCCGACGAGCTTGTAGCCCGTGACGTAGTACCAGGCGTCACCCCACAGCTGGTCGGAGACGACCGGCAGGCCACGCGCGGAACGCATGCCCTCGGCGACCTTCCAGACGTCCTCGTGGCCGCTCTGGCGGTCGGCGTCCTTCCGCTGCTGCTCGGCCTCGGCCGCCTTCCGCTGCGCCTCCCGATCGTCCGCGGCCTTCTTCGCGGACTGCTCCCGCTCGGTCTTCGCCGCGTCCTTCGCAGCCTGCTCCGCGGCGGCCTTCCCCTTAGCCGCGCGGGTCTCCCGCCACGACGGAATCCCGTCGGCCTTCTGCGCAATGCCGTGCTCGTAGGCCATCAGCACGATCGGCCCGCCGAGCGAGGCGATGGCACCGATGAGACCGGCGTTGAACCCGATCCGCGGGTCGTGGCTGCCGTACATGTTGATCGCGGCGGCGATGAGCGCGCCGAGCATGATGCCGATCCGGTAGGGAGCGACGTCCCGGCGGTGCGCGACGGCCCAGGCAGCACCGAACGCCAGCACCAGCGCCAGACCTTCGAGCAGGGCCGGGGCGGCGATCAGGAAGGGCCGCTGCCGGTCCCAGAAGTGCAGGAACTGCACCGGCGCGGCGATGATCAGCCCGACGGCGTAGATGCCGCGGGCGCCCCACTTCCAGTACCGCTCGGTGCGCTGCTGCTCGGCGGTGCGGTCGGCCTTCTGCTGGGCTTCGGCCGCAGCGTCTTCTTCGGCCTTCTTCGCGGCTGCCTGTGCGGCCTTCTTCTTCGCCTCGGCCTCGGCGATCTTCGCCTCTTCAACGGCGCGCAGCCGTGCGGTGCGCAGCGCGGCCTGTTCGTTGGCGATCTCCTTGGCCTTCGCCTCCTGCACGGCGAGGATCTCAGCGGCGCGGGCGGCTGCTTCGGCCTCGACGATCTTGGCTTTGGCTTCGGCCTCGCCGATGGCCCGCATGCGGTCGGCTTCGGCGTGCTTGATGGGGTCGTAGGCCGGCTCGGCGGCCACGGTGGGCTCCTCGATCGGTGCGGCGGGGGTCTCGTTGGTGGCGGCGGCTGGGATGCCGCCGAGGTTTATGGGCTGCCAGCCGTCCCACTTGGGTGCGGCGTGCAGCTTGCCGTTCGCGGTCCCGTTGAGGGTCTGGCTGGTCACTGCGGGGCTCCTTCAGGCGTCGGGGTGGCGTATGCGTGGGCGTAGTGGGCCCGGGCGCGGGTGAACTCGTCGGCGAACGCCGCGGTGATGCCGGCGCCGGCGGTCTGGCCGAGCGGGGGCTTTCCGGTGCGGTCGGCGAGGTACAGCTCCAGCCACGACGCGAGGGTCGCGGCGATGGTGACGATGACGCGGGCTATGCGGAGGACGAGGACGGCCAGGCCGAGGGCCAGGTGCGCGGCGAGCACCGTCCCGGCGATCACGGCGCGGCGGATGGCGCGGGTGGTGCGCTGCCAGCGCGTCGGCTTGGCGACGACGTAGTACGGGTGCACGGCGGGCTCCTCTCGGTTCGTGGTGGTCTTGGGTGGCGCCCCGGGCCCGAGTCGATCGGGCGCCCTCGCGGCAGGTGGCCGGGGCTGGGTGGGTCAGCGGTTGCGGTCGACGGCGGCGAGGATCTGGGCGTCGGTGACGCCTGCGGCTCGGGCGTTCTCGATGGCGGTCTTGTCACGGAGGCTGGTGTGGGGCTTGCTCGTGCCGTCGCTCCCGACGTAGTTGCGGGTCTCGGCTGAGGCGACGACCGCGGCGAGCGCCTCGGCCTGCTTGCGTCCGAACATGGGGGTCCTTCCGGGCTGGGTGGGTGGTCAGCGGCCGCGCTTCTACCGGCGGTGCCAGGGGACGTTCTTCTCGGTCTCCAGCACGCGGGCGTTGAGCTCCCGGTAGGTGTCGGTCTCCTCGGTGACGCCTGTGGCCTGCTCGCGCTGCTGGTTGGCGTGCAGGGCGTTCTTGGCGTCCTTGTGGGCGGCGACGGCGTCGTTGTCCTTGCGTCCGAACATGGGGTCCTCCTCCTGGTCGATGGCGTGGTGCGGGAAGTAGTGCTGGTCGTGGATCGGGCAGAGCAGGTGCGGGTCGGTGCAGGCGCCGATCGGGTGGGGGTCGGTCACTCGTCGGTCTCTTCGCGGACCGGGGTGGGCACGGGGGCGAGGGCGTTGCGCGCGTAGTCGCGGGCGGCCTGGGCGAATTCCTCGTCGGCGGTCATGTCGTGTAGTCGTCGTCGCAGGGCGGGATGGGGTCGCCGTGGCCCTGGCCGCACCAGTCGCAGGCCGTCGCGGCACTCACCGGACACCGCCCGTCTTGGTCCAGCAGGCGGCGGCGTGGGCTTGGGCGATCTCCCGGACCGCCGGCAGCCATTCGTTGACCCTGGCCGTCTCCTGTTCGGGCGTGTCGGTGGTGAGCGCGCCGGTGTTCCGTCGCCCCCACCAGTCGCAGCCGAAGCAGTCCGCGATGAGGTCGCCGGTCTCGGTCAGGTAGGAGACGTTGACGGTTTCGCCGCCTGAGGTGGTCGCCTGGGCGAGGACCCCCGCCGCCACGGCTACCGCGCTCACTGGGCACCGCCCTTGCCGGGCTCGACGTCCAAGACGCGCTCCCCGTAGGCGTCGCAGGCGGCGTTGGCGGCGATGAGCTGCCCGTAGGCGCGGCGGGCATCGGCACGCTGCTTCGGGGTGAGGGCCGGGTTGGTCATGCGGGCCTGCAGCTCGGTGGCGGTCATGACTTGACCCCCGCTCCAGCGGCAGCGGCGTACCAGCCGGTGGCCGTCATGATGTCCTGTACCTCAAGGAAGGTGCGGCCCGCGACCCGCTCCCACGCCTCGAAGTCGGCCCACTGCGAGCCGGCACGGTAGGCCACGATCGCGTCCAAGCAGCGTTCGGCTACCCGGCGCACGTCATCGTTTCCACCGATCGCCTGGTGGATCCCGAACGGCAGGGTCGGGTCCCAGCCGTCGCGTTCCAGTAGCGCCAGGCCGTTGGCCAGGACGTCCATGACCTGGGTCGGAGCGATCGCGGTGCCGGACGGACCGCGCCACATGGCGTCGGTGGGGGGCGGCGGACTCGGCGGGCGGCTCATTCGGCACCGTCCTGCATGCCGATGTGGCTGAGGCCGGCGTGAGCCCAGCCGATCGACTTGTAGAGGGCCTGCGCGTCGCCGACAGCCAACTGCAGCCCCTCGTAGACGAGGCCCAGTTCAGTGGCGAGCGCGTCACGGTCGGAGCGCAGGTTCCCGTCGCGGTCGAGCTTGTCGACGGCCTGCCGGGTCATCGTCAACGCCTGCGGGAGCATCGACGCGAGGTGCGCGAGGTGCCCGACCAGGACGTAGGCGTCACCCGGGGTGGGGAGCCCGGTGTACAGGGCGTGGTTGATGCTGCGGATACTCTCGGCCGCGGCCTCGGCTGCCACGACAGCCACCGGCGTGTCCGTCCCGGCGCTCATGCGGCGGCGCTGTCGGCGTAGGCGCGGGCGGCGGCGAGGCCCTCCAGGATCGCGTCCCGGTGGTCACGGACCCGGCGGTACGCCTCGTCCATGATCGGGTCGGAGTCGCCGGCCTGGGCAACGACCGGGCGGACGTAGGACACGGCAGCGTGCGCGGCCTTGTCGGCCGGTGACTGCGGGTACGACGGGGCGATGCGGGCGAGGTGATCGGCGCGGGAGCGCACGCCGGTAGAGTTGGCGATAGCCATCAGGGGTTCCCTTCAAGAAGCCTGGTGGTAGGGCCGGCCCGCGAGGTAGGAGTCGCGGTGTCCGGCCCGTCTTTTGTTGTGGGGGGCGCCCGCGGACTGGGTCCGGTAGGAGTGGGCTCCCGGCCGATTCTCAAATTGGGATTTGAGAACCTGCTGATCCGAAGGTAGGTGCTCACGTGACGGCTCGTCAAGCTCCGGACGAGTGTTATCAAGCCACATCTTGAGACGGCGCCGGATTCGCCCTACCCTCAACCCATGGCCAACTCCCTCGACACCGCGCTCGCACCCCTCGCCGACCACATCAGAGCCATCGGCGACCACCGCGAGCGCTACGAAGAGATCGAGGCAGCCGAACAACACTTCCTCGCCCTCAAGCGCGCACTCCTGCAGGAGGTCGCCCTCGGACTGCGAGCCCAAGGCAAGAAGTGGAAAGAGATCGGCGACACCCTGGGCGGCGTCACTTACCAGCGCGCCTTCCAGATGGGCCGTGGCCAGTGAATCGGTCATGCCACCGAGTCAACTGCTGCCGCCCCAGGGACACGATGAGCCCGGAGTGCACCGCCAGTGCAGTCCCGGTGCAGGCAGTGCAGCCGTAGTGCAGTAGCAGTGCAACTCCCCGCCACCAGGCGCCAAGGGGGCCCAGGATGGACGTCATCAGCACGTGGACCGGACGGTCAGCGTGCGCACTCCAGTCGGCCCTCCGCATGACCAACGAGGCATTCGCCGACCGCCTCGGCGTCCACGTCCGCACCGTCGCCACATGGCACGCAGACCCCGAGAAGGAACCCCGGGCCGAAATCCAGGCGGCACTCGACACGGCATACGAGAAGGCAGGGGGCGCGGTGCAGCAGCGATTCGCAGCCCTGTCACGCCCGGCCGTGCCCGCCGCGGAGGTTCAGGCCCTGCGCGTCGCCATCGCCATCGTGGTGCGCGGCGACGACGTCCTCCTCGTCTGCCGGCGCGGCGACGATGCCCTGTCGTGGCAGTTCCCCGCCGGCATGGTCAAGCCCGGCCGCGCCCCCGAGGGTGTCGCCGTACAGGAGACCCTCGCCGAGACCGGCGTGCACTGCGCCGTCCGCGCCCACCTTGGCAGTCGCATCCACCCGGCCACTGGCGTCCTCGCCTCGTACCAGCTGTGCGACTACCTGACCGGCGACGCCGCGAACTTGGACGAGGTCGAGAACATGGCCGTCGCCTGGGTGTCCCGAGCTGATCTGCCGCGTTTCATTCCCGCCGACCGGATCTTTCCGCCAGTGCTCACCGCCTTGGAGGCAGCATGACCACCGCCGACCAGCCCGTCGTCTCCATGGCGATCATCGCCCACGAGGGGGCCGTCCTGATGATCCGCCGGCGCCAGCGCGAGGGCGAGCTGCTGTGGGCGTTCCCGGGCGGCGCGGTCGAGGCGGGGGAGGCGCCGGAGCAGGCCGCGGTCCGCGAGGTCGCCGAGGAAGTCGGTCTGACGGTCGCCGCCGTGCGGGTGCTGGGTGAGCGCGTCCACCCGAAAACCGGCCGGCCCATCAGCTACACCGCCTGCACCGTGGTCGACGGCGAGCCGACCGTCCTCGACGCGGAAGAGATCGCCGAGGTCGCCTGGGTCAAGCACAGCGAGATCCCCGCGCACGTGCCCTACGGCCTGTACGACCCGGTCCAGGCGTACCTCGACGAGGTACTCGCCCCCTCCGCCTGACCCCGCACACGCCACCGCCCCGACGCCGTAGCGCCGGGGCGGTTTGCTGCGTGTGCCGGGGTTCGGCGCGGCGGGTCACGCGGGGGTGTTGCGGCGGTCAGCAGCCCGGGTGGCCGGGGGCGCGTTGACGGCGGTGAGTGCGGCGACTTCGGCGGCCTCGGCGGCGCACAGCGTGCAGCCGGGGGTGAGCCCGTCGTGGCCGTGCTCCCAACGCTGGTGGATGCTGGCCATAGCCGCACGCAGTTCGGACACGAACACGACAGGCTCCTCTCGGGCGGGCGGGACTCAGGCGGGGCGGGTGATGGTGCGCTTCCACTGCTGACGCTCGCCCCGCTTGCGGGCACGGCGGGCGGTCTTGCGGTCGCGGCCGGGGGCCTGTCCGCAGCAGTGGCAGTCCCTGCCGCCGGGCCCGTCGGGGCAACGCCGGCCGATCATCGGGGCCTTCGCGTCACGCGTCATGGCGTGTGGTCCTTCCTGGTCAGGCGGCGAGGGTGGCGTCGCCGTTGATGACGGGTTCGCGTCCGGCGGCGGTGAGCATGAGCAGGTTGCGCCAGCCGCGCCCGTTGTCGGGCTGGGTGTTGTCGGTGATCAGGCCGCGCTGCTGGAGGGCGGCGATGGTCTGTTCGGTGGCGTTGATCGGGAGGTCGTTGGCGAGTCGGGCGAGTGCCCGCTTCATCGCGGGGGTGAGGTTGGGGCTGGCCATGGCGGGCTCCTGCGGGTCGATGGTCATGCGGTCGGTGCGGAATGTGGTGTCCTCGCCGTCGCGCCAGTCGTAGGCGCGGCAGGTGATGCGCCCGGCGTTGGTGGGGTCGAGGCGGCGGGGCGTGATGTTGCGGACGCTGACAGTTCCGGTGGTGTCGACGTACCTGATCCGCACGGTCGCGCCCGCGTCGATGGCCCGGTAGAGGGCGACGAGGAGTCGGTAGTGGGCCCCGCGGGCGGCGGTTACCAGGCTGGGGCCGGCGGTGAGTGCGGCACGGATCGTGCGGCGGATCAGGCGGGCGGTACGGGCACGAGCATTCACGGGATCCCCCAGGCGGTGCGGTGCGGGTGGTTCGGGTGCCCGCCCCGGGAAGGGGCGGGCGGAGTGGGTCAGCGGAGGTAGGCCAGCGGATTGACGGGGGAGTCCGGGGTGCACTCCGCGACCAGCCAGCGGTCGAACCGGTTGGTGCGGGCGCCGAGGTAGGCCGGGCTCTTCTCTTCCTCGCGGTCCCGGTCGTTCATCCGGCTTTCCAGCTCGTCCATGAGCCAGCCGCGGGTGATCTCGACGGCTCGGCCGGACTGGCCGTTGGTGAGCATCCAGGTCTCGGCGAGCCGCTCGTTCGACAGGCGGCCGATGGAGGCGCGTGCGATGGCCTCGGACTGCTTGGCGTTGTCCTGAATGCTTCCCATGTCCGTCTCCCTGCTCGCCGCTTCCTTGCTGATGTCTCCACTTTAGCCAAGCGGCTTGGGCAATACAAGTAGGCCAAGCAACTTGGTCAAGATTCTTTAGGGATGACCAAGCTTGCCCCATGGCTATGGCCAAGCGGCTTGTGCAACCATGTGGGGTATGACCGACTACAGCCCGAGCCCGCAGCTCGCCGCAGCGCTGGCCGAATACGAAAAGGCGCAGGCGGCAGAAGAATCAGCCCGGACCAACCTTCGGGCCTCAGTCGCCGACGACCTCAAGACCTACGACGTGACCAACGAGGTCATCGCGCCCCATCTGCCATGGTCCAGCGAGACCGTCCGGGGTATTGCCCGCGAGTACGGCGTGCCTCGCAAGAGGAAGCCCACCGTCAGGTCGATCAAGCCGAAGAAGCGCACCGGCACGCACACCCCCGCCCCGCCCGCCGCAGAGGAGAGTTGAGCCATGACCGAGACTTCCGAGGCCAGGCACTGGCTGTACGTGGCCATCCGCGCTAACGCCAAGGTCAACGCGGTCCGCGAGCTACACCGCCAGGTGATGGCTGGTGGCGTGGCCATGGGCATTTGCCAGGAGTGCGGCAGGCCGTCTCCGTGCCCGACTGCTCAAGTCGTTGCTCGCGAGCCTGACGGCCCGTGCGACTGCGGACCGGACTGCCCCAAGAACATCCCCGTTGCCCCGTCCGACGCGAGGGGCGGCAAGTGAGCGAGACGGACCGCGCCGAGATGGTGCGTTACGACCAGCTCGCCGCCCGCGTGTACGGGGAGCGCCGCATGCCGTCAGGCACGCGGGATCTGATCCTCGCCCTCGGCTGGGTGACGCTCCGGGACCCGCGACGCCACGACCCGACCGTCGGCATCTGGGCCCGGGCAAGGGATGTGATGAACGCCGACAACAAGACCATGTGGCAGCTCATCAAGGACGACGCTCCCCGGTACGAACACGACTGGCACGCCGACCCCCACGGTTGCCAAGCCCCCATGGTTCGCATCGAGCGGCTCTGCGAGCGCAATGCGGTCGACCACTTCACTGAGGCCGACACCGCGACGGGCCGATTCCGCACTTGGGGCTTCTGTTCCCGGCCCCGCTGCCAGGCCTACGGCAAGGGCATCTACGAGCGGGCGCAGCGCTCCAACGCTGCCGCCCCTGCGGCGATCCCCAACACGGGCGGCCTGCTGCCGCTGTTCTTCGAGTGGAACTGGGAGGCGAAGTACGCCAAGGCCGACCCGCTGTGGACGGCTCCGTCTTACGGCCTGTCTGCTGACGAGTGGCCGACTATCGCTGGCGAGGAGCCGGTGTACGCCTTCCCGAAACTGCGGCTGATCACCTCAGGTGGCGAGCTTGTCGGCTGGCCCTACCCGCGCCTCTTCCCCGCCCCGTCCGACCCGGGGAGCGGCACGTGAGCGCCCGGGAACCCGTGGTGGTCGAGTTGACCGTGGACGAGTTCCACGCAGCGGCCCGGCGCGCCCTGGCCACCGTGGGCCTCACCTACGCCGAACTAGCCGCCCAAGCAGCCCGCCACCAGTTCGCCTCGGACCAGGCACGGAAGGTCTGGTCGTGCATCGGCGACACCCTGCCGGTGGAGTTCACGTGAGCAGCCGCAACGCAGGCAATGACGGCCCGGCCGAACATGGTCAACTCGCCCTGGTGGCCTGCGAGTACGCGTAAAATGGCCCCATAAAAGCATCGGCCGGACGGGCACTAACACCGTCCGGCCGCTTGCTTGGTGAGCGGGTTACCAGCCCGCTCGTGGCGCGCCCACCTCGAAGTAAGAAGCGCCCTACAACCGCCCCTGCAAGGAAGAGGTTGCCCTCTTGAAGATACAGACCATCCCGCGCCGTCGCCAGCAGACGGGTCGGCTGCGATGAGGACGTTCCGCACCATGCCGCCGGAGGGCTGGGTCCCAGTAGCGAACGCGACCGCGCAGAACCGGCGACTGAGCTGGCGCGCCAAAGGTCTCCTACTGGACATGCTCAGCTTCCCCGACGGCTACGAGATCACCTTCGACCGCCTGATGGCCATGGCCAAGGCCGCCGGCGACCCCGACGTTGAAGGCAGGGACGCGATGCGCCGTGCGATGCAGGAGCTGGAGCGCAAGGGATACATCGTTCACGGCCGCCGGTCAGTGAAGGACGAGACGACAGAGCGCGTGCTCTGGCGAACGGAGACCGCCGTATGTGACCTTCCCGGGCGCATCAATGTCCGGGGTACGGGTTTTCAGGAAGCCGGAGATTCAGGAGGCCGGTCGTCCAGTACGACGGAGGACCAGGAACTCTCTAACAACACGGATCTATACAAGAAGGATCAGCAAGACGAGCTGGGCAAATCTTCCTCCGCGCTCGCTTCCGCTCGCGCGGGGCAGAGGACGAGCCTGCAAGATCGCCGCGATGTTCTCGCCGACCTCTACGCCGCCGCCGACAAGCTCGACGAGCAGCGGCTACGCAGGCACCTGCTGACGTTCGAACGCCGACGCCCCCGCATCTACCGCGAATGCAGGCAGGCAGCGTTGGGTCAGATCGGCGGGCAGGCGGGCGGCAAGCAGTTGATGGCCGGAGCGGACGGCGTGCGGATCATCGACCTACTGGCGTTCAAGTACGCGCTCCAGCACTACTCCGACAACCTGCCCGACTGGCTCGTGAAGCTGCCACGGGCCGCCTAACCCGCTCCTTCGCCCCGTCTGCCGCTTCGTGTGGTGGGCGGGGCGCTGTCGTGTCAGGGGGTCGGGTTGCAGACGGTGCAGGGCCCGGTGCCGTCGAAGGCGAGTTGCCCGCGGGCTTGGTCGGCGTCGAGCGGCATCAGGCGCGCCCAGTCGGCGGGCTCGTCGAGGGTCCAGCAGTCCGCGTCGTGGATGGTCGACCCGCCGTTGGGCCGGCGTTCGTCGACTTCCATCACGTACCGGGGCCCGGCCGCCTGCGCGGGTTCGCGGGGCACGGCGCTGTAGTCCTCGCCGGCCACCTTGCCGATCGCATCCGCGGGGATCTGGATGACGGCCTGCGCCCACCAGCTGCCGTCCGGGCCTTGCCGCCAGGCGAGGAGCCGGCCTGGGGTGGTGCGGCCGTTGGGCAGGCGCACCTCGACCCGGGGCGGGGGAGCATCGGGACGGTCGGACATGTGTTCGAGCTTAGTGCAGGGCGGCGCCCCCGCCAGTGCAGCTCCTACGCCTCCGCCGCGGCCCGCAGCGCCTTCTGCCCGGTCACGGTGTCCCACGGGGTGCCGGACCGCGCCGCCCGCAACACGCGCATCGCATCCAGCTCCGCCTGCCGTAGCTCCCGCCGGCGCTCCACGGACACGGCCTCGGTCTCGGCCATCAACGTCGCAGTCGCGGCGTCGAAGGCGCGTTGCGCGGCGAGCAGGTCTGCGGGGATCGGGGTATCAGCCATGCCGCGACCCTACGGGCCGGGTACGACAACCCCACCTATGCCGCGAGCGCCGCTTCCTCGCGTGCTTTCGCGGCCTGCTCCTCGGCGACCAGCCGCACATACTCGGCGAGCTCCGTCGGCGTCCAGCGGGCCCGCTTCGCCAACGCCCGGATCTCCGCGTTCACCAGCGCAGCAGAGCGCACGGGACCACCAGCGGCACGGTTATCGGGCATGCGATCACTTTACGGGCCCCATGTGACAGACGAGCACACGCGAGACTGGACGGCATATGCCCGTCAACGCGCAGCCGGCGGGACGTCAGCAACGAACGTGCCCCGCTGCGGCACCACCGTCACGATCCCGTCCTCAACCAGCACAGCAATCGCCCGGCGGACCGTCGTCCTCGCCAGCCCGTACTGCTGCACCAGATCGTTCTCGCTGGCGATCCGCCGGCCCGGCGCCCAATCCCCGCGCCCGATCCGCGCCTGGAGGATCCCGGCGAGCTGCCGATAGGGCGTCACGGGCCCCTCGTGATCGATTGCCGCGTCCGGATCCCAGGTCATGTGATCGACGCTAAGCGTCACCCTACGAAGCGGCATTTCCAGCTACGTCGCTGAACGTAGCGATACAAGGCGCTACATTTGGAGCACAAGAAACCCCCGCGACCGCGCGAACGGCCCGGGGGCACGGCCACCCGAGGTGAGGCGGGCGACATATGGATGCTAACGGCGCAGACGCAGGACCGACGAGGCCACGGCCAGTCATCATGCAGTCCACGCGCGTCCAGCCCGCACGCGGCACCCGCCCCGCGTACATCGTCCACGCCCCCGGCGCCGACGTACCCGCCGAAGCGCCGGCCTGCCCCGCGGACTGCCCGACGTGCGGGGGGCGAGCCTGATGGTCCCCTGCATCAAACACGGCGGGTTCGTGCCCGAGCGGGACGCGCACCTCATCGGCTGGGACGACACCGGCTCCGGGCCCGGCGTGGCCCGCTACGCGTGCACCGACTGCGTCCGCGAACACGGCCTCGTACCCCTCGCGTTCACCGGCCGCCGGGACGCCGCACCCGTACCCCCGGGGGATGCCGCATGAGCCCGCTGCCCATCCGTTGCGCCCGCTGCCAGCAGCCCCTCACCCGGGACCAGGCCGTCGAGGTCGACGAGGCACAGGCCACCGCCTCGTCCCTCGTCTACATCCACCGCGGCCCGTGCCCACCCCGGTGACCGCCTGCCGTCGCCCCGCCCACCCCCGTCAGGGCGACGGCAGGCACCTCTACCCCTGTTCGGGGGTGACAGCAGGTCAAGGCATATGCGCAGCCGAAAGATTCACCCGTGTGGGTTACAGATGCACCGTTGCCCCCAGTGCTGGAAGTGCGGGACGGTGAAGGCGGTTCTTACTCCAGGGTCAGTCGCGCACCAGGTGACTCAGGGGTACACCGAGCGCGTCAGCGATCAGATAGAGGTGGTCCAATCGTGCGGACTGCAGTCCCAGCTCGGTGCGCACGATGGTCACGCGGCCTAGCCCGGAGAGTTCGGCGAGCTTCTCCTGGCTTAGCTCTCGAGCTTCTCTGGCGTGGCGGATCCGGGCTCCGACCGTCCGGCGCCGCCGCAGCAGGTGCTCGGGGACTTGATCGGAAACCACTCGTCAACGCTGGGCCGTTCATGATCCAAAGTCTGTATCGTAAACGATCCAATATAGGTGCCCGCTACATTTAGGCACCGCGGCCTCGAGCCGCCCCCCGACGGCCGTCGGCGGTGTCCTGCCCCCCAGGCGGTGCCGCCGGCGGTCCCTTTTTGTGTCCATCCGCGGTTGAGGCGCTTTGCACTCACGGCCCTCATCTGCTGGGGGATCCCGCCGTCCCGGTGTTCCCACGGGAACCCCGCGCATCCAGGACCGTCAACCAACGACGCTCAGCGTCAACGAGCGTCAACCAAACGGGTTAATTTGCCCTACCCTGCGGCATCGCCGCAGGTCACAATGGTGCAAAGGATTGGGTTCAAGTCCCGTCACTCACCCCACGCGATCAAGGCCCGACCTGCGAAAACAGGCCGGGCCTTCTTCGTGCCCCAAAATTGGGAACCCCACGGGAACCCCAACCCCTCCCCGACCAGCACAAACGGGTCTACCGTCCACTCATGGCAAGCATCGTGGAACGCCCCAAAACGGACGGCTCGGTGACCTATCAGGTCAAGTGGCGGGAAGGCGGCGGCCGAACTGGCGCCGGCCAGACCGAGCGCTTCGCCGACCGCCCCTCCGCCGAGCAGTTCAAGCGCCTGGTCGACGCACACGACCAGCACTGGCCGCCCGGCTGGATCCGCGGCAAGGGCTTCGTCGAACCCGACACCAACCCCGACGACGTGCCGCTGCTCGAGTGGGCGCACCGCTACGCCGACAAGCTCACCGGCATCGACGGCCGCACCCGCAAGGACTACAAGCGGGACATCGACCGGCACTTCGCCCCGATCGTCCACACCCGCAGCGACGGCGAGACCATCCCCGCGACCGTCTGCAACGTCACCCAGGACGACATCACCGACTGGGTCCGCACCCAGGAAGACGGCCTCGAGGACCCCGAGCGGCCCGGTACGTGGCTACGGCGCAAGGCCAGCCCCAAGTCCATCGCCAACCGGCACGGGCTGCTGTGGTGCCTCTTCCAGGCCGCCGTGGACGCCACCCCGCAGCTACGGCCGGCCAACCCCTGCGCGAAGACGAAGCTGCCGCGGACCGACGACGGGATCGTCGAGGAGATGGTGTTCCTCGAGCAAGACGAATGGCAGCGGATCCGCGCGGAGTTCACCGACCCCGACGCCCGGGACCTCGCGGAGTTCCTCGTCGGCACCGGCCTGCGCTGGGGTGAGGCGACCGCGCTGCAGGTTCAGGACGTGAACCTGCGGCAGTCGACGATCAGCGTCCAGCGGGCGTGGAAGCGGCAGGACGACAACACGTTCGCGCTCGGTCCGCCCAAGACCCGCAAGGCGCGGCGCACGCTCGCCCTGTCGCCCGATCAGATGGCCATGGTCCGCGGCCACATGGCGGGCCGCGCCCCGGAGTCGTTCATCTTCCGCGGCGGGATGGGGTCGGCGTGGCGGCACTCCAACTTCTTCCACCGCAAGTGGCAGCCGGCGGTGGCGGCGGCGATGGCCAAGGGGTTGCCGAAGAAGCCGCGGCTGCATGATCTGCGGCACACGCATGTGGCGTGGCTGGTGGCTGCGAACATTCCGCTTCCGGCGATCCAGGCCCGCGTGGGTCACGAGTCGATCACGACGACGATCGACCGGTACGGGCATCTGGTGCGGGCGATGGACGGTGAGATCAGTGCGGCTGTACAGGCCGCCCTCGCGGGTGCCGCCGCTTCCCCAGGGCGGCACCTTGAGGTGGCGGCTGGCTAGCTGGCGCGGCGCATGCGGGGCGGCTGCTGGCCCCGCTCTCGGTGCTGTTCCCACAGGCCGTGGCGGATGAGGTGGGTGGCGATCTGGTTGAGCTCGGCTACGAGTTCGTTGCTCACCTCTCCCTCGCTGATGAGCCAGCGGGGCTGGTCGCCGAGCTCGATGAACACCGCCTTCTGACCAGGGGGCATGTCCGCTGCTGGCACCCTGATGAAGATGCTGTCCGCCGTCGGATCCATCGAACCCCCTCGCGCTGACGTCGCACCTCACCGTATCCGCTCATACGTTCGCATGCGTGAGTCGGGCGGTGCGCTTGTGCGACGTTCCGGATTTGCGCCCCCCAGGCGGATCACAAAGAATGCCACCTCGGTCACGTTCCGACTACCCCATGTCGGAAAGTCGTACTACTTGGAACTATCTGGTGAACCGCTGCCCTTGATCGGGAACGTCTCAGCGATCGCCAGCAGCCGCTCGAGATCCTCCGGCGACATGCTGGTAGCCCGGTTCATCAGGAGCCTGACCTGACCCGACGTGTCGAGCGTCGTCGTGATCACGCCGAGGAACTGCTCGCCGGCCGCGTCCTGAACTTCACGGAGCGGTAGCTCGAGGCCGGCCGCGAGGGCACGGATCTTCTCGGCAGTGGGGGGCTGCACGGGCTGGCGCCGCTCGAGGCGGTGCAGCTGCCCGATCTTCCACTCTTGGACGCCTGTGCTGGGGTCGACGCACCGCTCAGCGAGCGTGGCGAAGCTCAGCTTGAGCCGTGCCCGCCTCTCTGCAACGAGGTCGGACAGGCGCGTCCGCGTTTCCTGCTCGGCCATGACGTTCATCCTGCCACTCCTGTGCGCGGTATGGGCCGTGGGGTGTCCATCCAGTGAGCGCCGTTCCGGGTGTATTTGCCCAGCTCTCAGGCCACTCACGTTTCGCGTGTTGAACGCAGTGTCCAACAAGAGGGACGGCGCGCGCTAGGGCACGCGGGGGTGATGTCTGGTTTTGGTAACAGACATTCATCACGATGGACATGGCGTTCATCTCGTGCAATGCTCATCTCATTCAACTCGATGAACGAGTCATTCGACGAGGTGAACGTGAGCTACGACCCGATGTACCGCCTGGTGGACGCTGAGCTGTTCAAACGGCTCATGGAGCGCAGTGGAACCGGCGCCCGCGTCACCTACCGAGACCTCGCCGCTACGGCTGGCGTCTCCCTGGGCACGATCAGCAACATTCTCAATGGCACGTGCAAGGACGTTCCCTTCCAGACAGCCGCAGCCATGACCCAGCGCGTCGGAGTCGACCTCCTCGTCGCCTTCGAGCCGGTCAGCCGCAGCAACACCACCCCCGCCGAGTACGCCGCCCTCACCGCTGCTGAGGAGATGACGGCATGAAGCGCCGGCTGGGCTACGCAGAGGCCGCCGCCGAGCTGGGCGTCGAAAAGACGTGGCTCCAGCGGCACCGCAAGGAACTCCCGCACAGCAAGCTCGGCCGATTCGTGTACTTCACGGACGCCGACCTCGAGCGGATCGACGAGCTCTTCCACAACGAGCCGACCTCCGGGCCCCTGGCCTCGCCGGTCCCGATCCAGACGAAGCGCACGGGCGAACACCCCCTCGCGGCCCTCAAGCCGCTGCCGGCCCGCCGCCGCGCTTCCTGAACCACTCCCCCGCGTGGCGCGGGAACGACCAGCCCTAGCCGACTGGCCGCCCCCTAGGCGCCGCGCCCCTTCCCAACAGAGAAGAGAGAGGCGAGAGCCATGAGCACATCATCCATCATCCCGCCGGCTGTAGAGCAGGCGACCACCCCGCTGAGCCCGGAGCGGCTCGCCGAGATCCGAGCCCGGGTCGAGGGCCTCGACCACGACCGGACCTTCAACGGCAGCGCGTGGAAGTCGACCCCGGTGGACTCGAAGAGCGTGCTTCCTCCGCAGCAGAACTTCGTGGTGGAGGACGTGTTGAAGACCAGCGACTGCGTCATCCGCGCCTCGGTCGCGGTGTTCGCAGACGAGTCGCTGGCCGACTTCACCGCCCACGCTCGCCAGGACGTGCCCGCGCTGCTGGCCGAGGTCGAACGGCTGAAGGCGGAGGTGGCCTCGGTCGAGCGTGATGTCCGCTGGAGCATCGCCGAGGACTTCAGCACCTTCGGCCGGAAGCACGAGTCGTTCAACTGGGGCGAGGCGCACCTGATCGCCCGCGAGGGCCTGTGCCAGTGCCGCGGCGGCAGCAAGCCGTGCACCGACGGCGGTGCGGCATGACGACCCCTACGGCCCAGACGCTGGGCGTCCTGGCGGAGTCGGAGCAGGCGGAACGCGACCGGCAGGACAGGCAGCGCAGCGTCCTGGAGGACGAGCTCACTGAGTTGCGCGAGGAGTACGCCAACACGGTCGCCCGCGTCGCCGAACTGCAGGTGGCGTTGGACGACGTCTCCAAGCTGACCAGCACCTGGTTCCACCGCGCCGAAGCCGCAGAGGCCCGTGTCGCCGAGCTGGAGGCGGAGCGCCACACCACGAACGAGGCGCTCGACGACGCTGTGAAGGCGATCCGGGACGCGAACACCGCAGCCGGCCTGGTCGCCGAGTACCACCTCCCGGCGGCCGACGGCGGGTGGCTGGCAGTGCGACGCGAGCCGAAAGGCGACCGCTGGGCGATCTACACTGCCGGCCGCGTCCTCGGCGATCGGAAGACATGGACGGGCGAGCTGTGGATCTCCATCGCCCTGGCCACTGACAGCGAACTGTGGAACTACACCTCCGCAGACGCCGCGCTGGCGGAGGCCACGCGCCTCGCCGAGACCACAGAGGCGGTGGCCCGATGAGCGCCTTCTTCATGGACGTGTCCGGTGACGTGTGGCGGTCGACGGGTCGCGGTACCGGGGGTGATGCGGTGCTGGTGTGTGACGAGCCGCAGGACCCGGACGACCGCGGTGAGGGCGAGCCGGACGAGCCGTGGACGGTCGCGTCGGTCACCGAGTGGTTCGGGCCGCTGACCGAGGTCGGGGCGGTCCTCAGCATCCGCGACCAGGTGTCCCTGGAGGACACGGGGCACCGCTACCCGAGCAGGCGGTCCGCGTGATGTTCACCGCCTCACTGATCGTCCTCGCTGTCGCCGGCATAGCCGCGGTGGTGGCGCTGAATGCCATCCACATCCCGTACCTGCGGGAGTGGACGGGCGCCGCACCGCTACAGGCCGAGGAGCCGGACACCGCAGCGGACTTCGCCCGCAGTGTCGCCGACGGCCACCAGGAGTCCGCCGACGAGTGGGCGGCCCGTACCGGCAACACCGCCCCGGCCCGCACCATCACCCGCCTGCCCGAGGAGGCGTCATGACCGGCCTGATCATCGCGGCGATTGTCGCCGCCCCGTGTCTGCTGGTCGCCCTGTTCGTCGTGGGCGTGGTCATCGGATCGACCCGGAACACCCAGCGCTACGGGGGCCGTCGATGAGCGCCGCCGCGAACAACGCCCTTCCGATGCGTGTCGTGCTGCTGCGGGCGCTGGTGGCCCGTCAGGGCGGGGAGTGGACGCCGGCCCGCGTCAAGCGCGCGTACATCGCCGCCGGGGTCGCCGCACCGTCCCGCAGCACCCACCGCCGTGACCTGGGCGTCCTGCACCGCCTGGGCGACCTGGACCTGCGTGAATCCACCGGCCGCCGCTGGTACACCCCCAGCCGCCGCCACACCGACAGGGGGAACCGCAATGCCTGAGAAGCGCTGGGACGACCCGTCCAAGCCTGATGTCGAACTGTCCGACCTGATGGGCACCGTCCGCCGCCACCCCGACGGAACCGTGCTGGCCGTGCTGTGGCCGTCGCCCCCGCACCCGGCCCGGTGGATGGTCACCGACGAGTGGGGATCCCTCGGCTACGAGCGGAACCGCGCGGTCGCCACGTGGCCGATCGTCGGCGCCGTCCCGTTCAGTCCGGCCGCCGGGATGAGCCTGACGCCCACCCGGTCGCTCGACGCCGTTCCCGCCCCGTGCCCGTGTGGCCAGCCGATCCCCGCCGGCGAGAAGCACGTCGCGTACTGCTCCGACGAGTGCAAGCGCCTCGAAGACGACCACGGCCCGGAGATCGACGGCGGTGACGAGTCGTGAGCGCGATCGCCGCCGTGCCGCGGTGCCGGTTCGCGTTCACCCGCCGGCAGTGGCGGGACCGGGCCAAGGACATCGCCGCCGCTCGCGAGGAAGAGGCCGCAGTCGCGCAGAGCCGCGAGGCCAACCTCCGCGAGGAGATAGCCGGGTCCCGCCGCGAGACGGCCGCGTTGCGCGCCCGCCTCGCCCACGCCGACGCGCTCGTCGCCACCCAGCAGCAGCTGATCCGCGCCAACGAGGTCGACATGGGCGTGCTCCGCAAGGAGCGGGATGCGGCCCGCGTGATGAGCAGGCAGCTCTCCTCGGAACTGACCGCGACCCGGGCCGGCCTGGAGAACGCCACCCGGGTGACCGTCCCGCCGATGCACCGCGACACCGACGGCCTCGACCAGCCCACCGTGCCCACGCCGGTCATCACCCTGCAGCAGGCACACGGCGGTGCCCTGTGACCCGCGGCGGCCTCCTGTTCAACCCGGCCGTGCCGGACCCCGCGGTTCTCGACATCGACGGCCCCGACTACCTCGCCACCGGCTGGGCCGCCGACCTGGACCCGATGCCGGCCCGCGGCCACCAGCCCCACTGCCACTTCGCGGCCCTCGGCGTCGACCGCGCCTACTGCCCCTGCCAGCCCGCCCTCTGACCGGCGGCCGGGCCGTGACCACCACCGGCCCGACCGCCCACCAACCACCTACCCGCACCACACACCCGGAGACCCCCATGCCTGACACCGACCACCGCAGCGCCGCAGAGAAGGGCGCCGCCGAACGCTTCCCCCGCGAAACGGCGGGCTTCCAGATGACCGCCATGCACGAGCAGGGCCTGTATCGGCACCTCCGGTTCGCCCGCCCCGGCGGATCCGAGTACTGGTTCGACCTGATCACCGCCCCCCACACCCTGATCTTCAAGGGCGACTGCGAGAGCTTCGTCTTCTCCCTGAGCCCCATGGCGGACCTGTTCGACATGTTCCGTCGCACCGCGCAGCCCGACGTGATCAACCCCGGCTACTGGTCGCAGAAGCTCACCTCGAAGCGGGAAGCCGCCCACGACTTCTCCGCGGAGCTGTTCGACAAGCGGATCGCCAAGGAACTCGCCGCGGCGGAGAAGGAGTGGCCCGGCGTCACCGAGGCCTGGAACGAGCACGCCAGCGAGTGGTCCGAGTACGACCTCACGGAGGAGGGCAGCGCCCAGCGGGCGGTCAACGACTTCTGGTACGTGCCCGACGGATCGGCCTGCCCGTTCGAATTCGACGCGTGGGACGACTGGTACCTCCTGCGCGACTACGCGTGGTGGTTCCTGTTCGCCTGCCACGGCATCCGCTGGGGCATCGCCCAGTACGACGCCGCCAAGACCACGCCGGCAGTCGCGGCATGAACGCGCGCACCTTCACCCCGGACGTGGTCACCGTCGGCGAGGACGGCCGCAAGACCACCACCATGCACCTCAAGCGGTGCTGCAACGGCTGCGGCATCGAGCTCGGCGACGTCGACAGCCGGGACGTCGACCGCCGCGGGAACCTCACCGACGTCCGCGGCGAATGCGCCAACTGCAAGCCGCTCGTCGAAGCCGAAGCCGCCGGCTGCCGCACCTGGCAGCTGTACCCGCGGGACTTCAACCGCATCGCCGACGAGATCGACCGGCTCCGCCCCGAGGTTTCCACCAAGCCCTTCTGGCGGCCAGCCGACGGCAAGTTGTGCCTCCGCATCGGCCAGTACCCCAACCACGTCGTCGCGTCCTTCGGCGACTGGATCATCCGCCACCCCGACGGCCGCTTCACCATCCACGCCGCACCCAAGACCGGAGACCACGCATGACCACCGAACTCGTCCGCAGCGGAGGCTCCCTCGCCATCCGATCCGACCAGCTCGCCTGGACGGAACAACAGGAAGCCGTCCTCCGCCAGTCCGGCATCAACAACGACGTCACCAGCGCGGAACTCTCCGCATTCCTCCACCTGTGCCAGCGCACCAAGCTCGACCCGTTCTCCCGGCAGATCTACCTGATCGGCCGCTACGACCGGCGAGCAAACCGCCAGGTCTACACCCCACAGACCAGCATTGACGGCTACCGCGTCATCGCCAGCCGCGTCATCGCAGAACAGGGCGCAAACCTCGGCTACGAGGACACCCAGTGGTGCGACAAGGACGGCCGCTGGATGGACGTGTGGCTGCAGGACGGGCCGCCGGCCGCCGCGAGGGTCACGGTCCTCCGCAACGGCCAGCGGTTCCCCGCCATCGCGCTGTACCGGGAGTACGTCCAGACCGGCAAGGAGAACAAGCCGATCGGCCTGTGGGGCAAGATGCCCGCCGGGCAGCTCGCCAAGTGCGCGGAGGCTCTCGCTCTGCGGAAGGCGTTCCCGCACGACCTCGCGGGCGTGTACACGGCCGAGGAGATGGCCCAGGCCGACAACCCGCAGCCGGAGCGTCACCTGCGCACGGTCCAGCCTGGCGACGCCGACCAGTGGGCCACGCCCGCAGACGGCGTCAAGGGTCGCTCACAGCCCGCACAGGACTTCGCCGACCAGGCCGCCAAGGCAACCGACCCGGCAGTCCTGAAGGACGTCTACAAGCAGGCAAACGCTGTCGGACTCCTCAGCGCGACCGTGAAGACCGCTGACCGCGAACTGGTGGAACTCGGTGCGTACCTGATCGCCCGGGGCCAGCAGCTCGCCACCCCGGCTCCCGAGAAGGGCGACGACGGCGTCATCGAGGGCGAGATCGTGCCGTCCACCGAAGAGCAGGGCCAGGCCGCCGAAGAAGAACTCCGGCAGTTCGCCCAGCAGGTCGGACTCCCCGGCATCGACGCCGACTTCGAAGCCGCCAAGGGCCTCCCGCTCACCGAGGCCACCGCCGACCAGATCCGCGGCTTCCTCAACGAACTCCGCGGCACCGCCGCCTAACCCACCCGCACGCAAGGGACGCCGCCGCGGGAATCGGCGGCGTCCCGCCCCAAGGAGACCACACCCATGGGACTGCTCGAAGCAGCCGAGAACGAAGCCGTACTCAAAGCCCTCTACGACCAGGTCAAAGACCTCTACGACGCGGCCCGCGAGGAAACCCAGCGCGAGTTCGACGAGGCCAAGAAGACCACCGGCACCACCCGGCTCACTGTCGAACTCGACGGAGCCCCGATCGCCACCACCAGCCGCACCGACCCCAAGCCGGAGGCCCGTGTCACCGACCTCGACCTCTTCACGAAGTGGGTCCGCGACAACTACCCCACCGAGATCCACAGCCGCGTCGTCACCGAGATCCGCACCGCTTTCACCGCGCGCCTCATGAAGGAGATGACGGCCGCCGGCGTACCGCGCTGGGTGGACTCCGACACGGGCGAGATCCACGAGGTGCCGGGCGTCGAAGTGAGGGCGACACGAAAGGCGTCGCACTCGGTACGGCTGGCCGAGGGCGCCGTGGAGGCCATCTCCGCCGCATGGCAGGCGGGACGTCTCGGACACCTGACGCTCCCGCAGATCACCGCCGGGGGTGCGCAGTGACCGCCTCCTGGCACGACAGGCCGCTCGCCAGCTTCGACATCGAGAGCACCGGGCTGGACGTCCACAACGACCGCATCGTCACCGCCGCGCTCGTCCGCACCAACGGGCAGACCCTCACCTGGATGGCCGACCCCGGCATCGAGATCCCCACCGCCGCGTCCGACATCCACCACGTCACGACCGCCTACGCCCGCAAGCACGGACAGCGCGCCGGCCTCGTCGTCGAGGAGATCGCCGACGCCATCGCAGGCGAACTGTCCGCCGGTGACGCCGCGCTGGTCGTGATGAACGCCCCGTTCGACCTGCCGATGCTCGACGCCGAATGCGCCCGCCACGGCGTGCCCACCGTCGCCGACCGCGTCGGCCGCGTCGGCCCCGTCGTCGACCCGCTGGTGCTGGACCGGACCGTGGACAAGTACCGCAAGGGCGGCCGGAAGCTTGAAGCCCTCGCCGCGCACTACGGCGTCGAACTGACCGCCGCCCACAGCGCGGACGCCGACGCCCAGGCCGCCCTCGGAGTGGCCCGCGCAATCGCCGACAAGTTCCCCCAACTGCAGGTGCCCGCCGACGTGCTGCACGCCTGGCAGGTCACCTGGTACGCCCGCTGGGCCGACGGCAACGAGACGTACCGGCGGAAGACGGACCCCGCCTTCACGCAGTCCCGGCACTGGCCGCTCACGCCCGCCGCGATCGAGGCGACCACATGAACCCCGAGGCGCGCCTGTTCTGGCTGGCGCTCGCCCTCTCTGGCAGCGGCATTGCCCTCATAGCCGCCGCCGTCCTCACCGCAGGCCACGAACACCGCAAGGGGGACCAGTGACCACCATCAACCCTGCCGCCGGCCACGCCGCGAAAACCGTCGGCATGTCCGAAGCCGACGGCGCCACCGTGCAGGACTGGCGTGACGCCTGCGACGACGCGATAGCCGAGATGGCCGCCCGCGGCGTCGAGTTCCAGGCCGCCGACCTCGTCGAGGAGGGCCTCGTCGGCGAGCCGGCGCACCCCAACCAGTGGGGGCCCCGCTTCTCCACCGCGGCCCGCCACGGCGTCATCGAGGCCGTCAGCGCCGTCCCGTCCAAACGCGCCACCGTCCACGCCTCCCTATGCCGCACCTGGCGCGGAACGGCCGCCAGCACCACGGGGAGGGCCGCGTGAGCGCCGAAGACGAACTGCGCGCGCTGGTGAACGACGCACTCCGCGCTGCCGGAATGTCGCAGGCCGAAGCCTGCCGCCGCCTCAACGTGTCCACCAAGCACCTCAACCAGATGCTAAAAGGCCGCGCCCCGCTCAGCCTCGCCTGGGCCGAACGCATCCTCGCCGCTGCTGGCCGCGACCTGCGCATCGCAACCGTCCGCAGACGCCGCACGGCAGGCGCCGCGTGATCTCCGACGCCCCGTACTGGGCCGCGACCATCGCCCTCCTCGCTCTCGGCACCGCCGCCATCCGCTGGGC